AAAATCTCTGTATGGTTCAATAACTCTAACAAATACTGCTGGACCAACAGATCTTTTTAACCAAGATAGACTGCGTATTTGAGTATCATAAGTAGGATTTAGTGCGTCAATAACTTTGCCATTGCCAATATAAATACCAATATGACCAAAGTGATTGCGGTAACCAAAACCTACAAGATCTCCAGGTAGAGGATTTTTAACTCTCTTACCCAATTGCATTTGAGCAGTAGCAGAATGTCTAGACTTTATTCCAAGCTCGTGCTTAAGAACATATCCTACAAATCCAGAACAATCAAACCCAGATGGGGTAGATCCTCCGTACCAGTATGGCGTTCCTTCAAACTTAAGTGCAAATTTTACAAATTTAGATTGCGTTGATTCTGGGTTAGCAATTCTACTTTCTTCTTCTTGCACAACTTGATTATAGATTGTTTCATATTCAATTTGTTTTTCTGCTTCAATAGCAGCAATTGTCTCTCGGATTTCAGATCGATCAAGACCTGACCTAGATATACTAGCATCAATATTTTCTGCCAGGGCGTTTGAGGGTGAGCATACACTCATTCCAAACAATATAAATAAAATAATAGAACTTATTAAAAAGCTCTTTACTCTAGGATTTGTTTTCATATTTCAGATACCTCCTCCTTCTCATAAAGAGAAAAACACCCTAAGTTAAGGTGTTGTAAACACCAGTATAGCAGAATTTTTAAAATACCACAACTTTGAATTGTTACGAAATGTTACACCAGTAAATATAACGAATTTTGGCATCAGGGTTGACAACGTTCTCCATACTGTGGTATCTTACTATAATGGGGGGAATAGAAGTATAAGAAAAACCAAATAGAAGAAAGAATCCCCTAAGAAAAGTTCTTCGAAAACAAGTCAAATCAAGTCCGAAGGACATTAGTGTTACTTATTTTTTAGCAACATAATTGACAAACATCTCAGTTAATTTATCAATTTTATCATCTAGCTTTTCGTGAAATCTTTCACCTTGCTGATTCTGAACTTTTAAGTCTAAAACATCATTTTCAAGTCTAGTTACTTGATCTTTCATAGAACTACCACTATTTGGTTTAAGTTCTTTTTTGATATCTTCAAAGTAGTGTCTGACTAGCCATCTAACTCCAGTTGCTGAAATAGTAATAACTGTAGCAACACTGATACATATTCCTAGTATCATTTGAAGCAAAGCGAGGTCCATATTAATATTATACACAGACTTTTACTATATGTTGATATAAAGTTCTTCGACAATAACTAGATATAGTGTCATTTAAGCGAAGCGGAAAATTCGGCGGCGGATAGAGTACCCCAAACACCCTATCCCCAAATAAGGATAACAAAACATCTCATATGGGGCAGTATGTGTTGATATACTGAATGTGTTGATATACTAGATATATGACAAATGAGGATATGCCTAATGGCAATAGCCCCAAACCTGTGATGCCCTGGGACCTGCTTAATCCAAACCAGCCTCGTACCACCAAAGAACTTCAATCAGAACGATTAGCCATATGTGGAGAATGTCCTTTATATAATGCATTTGCCCATACGTGTACAATATGTAAATGTTTTATGAGGATGAAGACTAAGCTAGAGAAGGCTTATTGTCCTATACATAAATGGTGAATACACATCAGGCAAGCGTTGCTTGCTGTATACCGTCGAAAAATAAGCTATTTCGTATCTGCATACCAAATTATATTCTAGCTCCTTACAGAGCCTCTGAGAGCTTGTGATATAATAGACATATGGAAACAAAACACTTAACAAAAGAATTTCTCAATGAACATTTTGTACAATTAGAGAAAACATCTCGTCATATCTCACAAGAGTTTAGAGTATCAAGAAAGATTGTGAACGCTTGTCTATTGAACTTTGGTCTTATTACTAGAGATGAATTGGAAGAGAATGATCTACCGTGAATTATAACGAAATCATAATAATTATCTGTTTAGCACCCAGCTTAGCTATTCTTATTGGAACACTATGCTTCTGGGTTGCTTCTAAGTTTGATGAAGATATGTTCAAGGATAAGTAATTCTAATACCGCACAAATATTCGTATTGACAAAAATCTGAATATTTTTTTATTTGTCGTATGCGATGAAATCTGAATAATTTTTATAAATTCGATTTGTACAAAATCTGAATAATTTGTAAAGATGTACGATACACGATCTACAAGAATAAAGGACACTAAATTAGTGAGCACACTAGTGCCACCTAATAACTAGCACTATCGCCACCTAATAGTTGGTGACTAGTGCCACCTAATAACTAGCAACCCCTAGGGCATTCGCCCGTAAAGTTTGGAGCATACTGTCCATAGTGAACACTAGTTCCAACATACTTACCGCAATCTGTGCAGTAAACATCTTGTTCAAACTTTTTGATTTCATTCATTTTAGTTTTCCTTTCTTTTGTTTCTTTCTATACTATAAGCATAGCACCTACCTACCCCATCTAACTAAACGACACGCCGATAAATAATAAAATAAATAAAAATTTGCGCCCCAAAATTTTCTTGCGTTGTTTATACTCTTACGCAACATTATTGCGTTTTCCCTATTTTTAGCCTGTTTTGGGTAGTTATATGTCGTAGGTCGATGTTACACTAAATATATAAAGATAAACAGAGAAACCAAAGATAGTGAGCCTCAGATAATGAGCCTAGCAAATAATCCGCAAGGTGAGCCTAGCAAGTAAGTATCAGAGCAAATAAATATCAAGGTTTCAGATAAGGATAGAAAATAATGAATGAATTCAAAAATAGTTGCCCAGTAGGTAACGGATTCTCTTACAACTGTGAATGTGGTGCTACTAGTGCTCACCTAGAATATGGTGAAGTGTATCTCTCATACTCATACTGTGATGGTTGCGGTAAGCAACACTAACTAACTACCGCCCCTAGCAAGGGGTGTGTATAAGTTATGCACAAGAAAATGCGCCCCAAAAGTTATCCACAGGCAGCGTTACGAGGTGCGTATAAGTTCCCCATATTCGTTACCATTCTGTTACCTAATGTTACGCCATATAGTTAGTTATATGTCGTAGGTCACTGCTAGAATAAAGATATAGAAAGAAAAAGAAAGGAAAACTAAAATGAATGAATGGATGAATACCTGCCAAGTGGCTAGGTTCTCTATAAAGTGTGAATGTGGTTCTACTGCTGGACACTTGGAGTATGGAGAAAAATATCTCTCTCCTCTCTACTGCTCAGGTTGTGGTCAGGTAGTCTAGTTACCTGTCATACCCCTCTGATAGAATCAAGATATAAACAAAGGACAGAATAAAATGAATGAATTAGAAATTGAAATTGATATCAACGAAACAGAGGATATCAATATCAACGCTCTCACGCCTAAGCAAAAGGCTCTCCGTCTAAATTCTCTTATCCGTTTGGCTAAGGGTAATGTATTCACGAATCACGATTTCGAGGAAGCCCTAACGCTCACTCGTCAGTTGATGAAACGATAGGCTATGGGAATGCTCATATCCAATATCGGATTTATCCTAACTATTTTCGCTACCGTCTATCTAATCGCGTTGCTAATCGAAGGTAAACTAAATGACTAAATGTAATGACTGTGGAAGAAAAGTAAGCGAGCAGTCTAAGGAATTTATCCCCTATGATATTTGCCTCTCGTGCTATTTGGAACAATAGGCGGATCGACATATGCCAAAAATGGAATGTGTATAAGTTATCCACAGGGTGCGCCCACGCAATATTTTTGCGAGTTACGAAGGATTATTGCGTTTCCCCGAATTGGGGGGGTTATATGTCGGTGGTCTGATGTATACTAATACTATGAAGAAAAAGAACCCAACTCACAAAGGCATTGAGAATAAGCCATACATTGAGGCTATGCGTGAACTCCGTCGCTCGTCTGCGGCTGGCACTCACGACAATCGCCCTAACCGTTTGCGTACTCGCAAGGCTATCCAGACACAAGCCATTCGTGAAAACGAATAGTTTGATGTCGTACCCCTACGGTATAATGTAAATATAACAAAGAAAAGGACAAAAATGACAAACGCAGATTCTCTCCCTCGTCAATTCGCCACTACGGAACAAGTCGAGAAACTCAAAACTCTCATTCGTGAGCAGTACCCAACTTACAATAACGAAATGTTGTACGCAACACTTTCGGGAATACTCACCGTAGGCGTAGAGCGTGACGCTATGGAACGACTTATTTTTCTCAACACGAAATAGTTTCGTATAAGTTTGGGGAGAGGTGAGCCTCGCAAGAGCAAACAATCCTCTCCCCACGCAAGATTTTTGCAAAATTTGCGCCCCAAAATTTTTTATAACATATTTACGAATTAAGAAAACATTTTCCTATTCCCCAGAGTTATATGTCTGTGGTCAATGGTATACTGTTGATATAACGAAAGGACAAAAGCAAATGGCTTACTCAAACACTCACTCAGATTTCTACCAGACGGCTATGGGAACTATGGTCACAGAGCCTCAGTCGGCTTGGGACACCTCTACTCACTGTGGCAACTGTGGCGTTCAGTATATTTACTGCGGATGTATCAACGAGGACTTGGACAGGTCGCTTATCTGTGCGTTTTGTTACTCTAACTATTCTGTGTGTGACTGTGACACTGACGAGGACATTCCTGATATGTATGCTATCTGTGCTGTGTGCGACTACGCTGTGAACGGTCTATTCTATCTCAATGGAGATTCCACTGGTCGGTGTGCTGGTTGCCACAACGCTAACCGTTAGGGGTTATCCCCAAGGTTACGCACAGGGTGGGCGCAATTTTAGATCCTTGCTTTAATTACGTAAGCATTAAAAATACCCTGGAATTTTGCTAGTTATATGTCGTAGGTCGAATGTATAATAGAACTATCAACCAAACAAAGGACAAAGTAATGACTACTCTCACCGCAAACGAAATCGTAACCGCTACCTCTACGGATTTGTTCCGTTCGCTCATTCTCAAGGCGACACTTGGACAGGTCGAACAGGCTAGTGTCTGGTATCACGAAGCACAGGAAGTGGCACAGGCAGTCGCTCACAACCTAAACGCCTCGCTTGAGATTGGTGCTGGCGTTGTTTCCGCATTCTCCCCACGTGAGCGTTGGTCGTCTAACGTGACTAAGGCAGTGGCGTTCTCGCTTGGACACTCTGTGTCTGGTCTAAAGAACAATACTAAAATGGCTAACGATGTGTTGGCAGGTGGCATTGACGCTCTCAAGGGTCTCAAAACTAACGCATTCGCTAAGGCTATTGCTGGCGACACTGACGCTGTGGTTGTAGATGTGTGGATGATGAGAGCAGCCCAGATGAAAAACGACAGCCCTACGCAGGGACAGTATCACGCCATTAGTCAGGCAGTCGTTCAGGTCGCTGGTGAGTTTGGTCTGACACCTCGCACCGCACAGGCTCTGATTTGGATTGTCGTGAGAGGGTCGGCAATCTAGGCAGGGGAGCTGCGCCCACGCAGGTTTGTTGCGTAATTAAGAAGATCGTTGCGTTTTCCCCAAAATGAATAGTTATATGTCGTACCCCTGCTGTATAATAATAATATGAACAAAGAAAAGGACAACAAAATGAATGGTTCACTCCCCGAAAATCCAGCAACACAAGAACAGTATGACCGTTTGCGTAAAATTATTAGAGCAGAAGAGCCTGACAATCACACATTCTACGCAAGATTGGCTGGTGCTCTTTCGGTAGGCGTTTCGGCAGAGTCAATGGAACGACTGATTTTTCTCAACACTTATATTGCCGACCAAAAAAAGGAAAACAACTAATGGTAAAGTATCCAGAAATCGAAGTACAACTCACAGGACAAGACGGAAACGCATTCGCAATTATGGGTGCTGTATCCAATGCTCTCCGCAAGGGTGGCGTTACCAAAGATAAAATCAACGAATACACTACGCAATCTATGTCTGGTGACTATGACAACCTTTTGCGTACCGCTATGGAATGGGTGAGTGTATCCTAATGATGACACGCAAAGACTATGTGACTATCTCACAACTGCTCAACTGTTACGCTCTCAAAATTGACGAGAATACTTTTGACACTCTCATTCACGACTTCGCAGGAATAATGGCAGAGGACAATGAACGGTTTATGGCTGACCGTTTCATCTCCGCTTGTTGGAATGGCGAACAGTAGTGGAAATTCTTATTGTTGCTACGCTGGCAGGACTAACCCTCCTGCTGGCGTGGCTCAATAGCTAGGGATCAAAAATTTTGCGCCCTCCCTGTCACAATAAACTCTATTACTAACCTTACGATTCGTTTCCCGAAATCCCAGAGTTATATGTCATAGGTACACGCTATAATGGAGATATACCAACGAAAGGACAACAATGAACGACGGAACTTATATCAAAGACGGTGACGAGTTTACTCTTATCACTAGTGCCACTAGTGGATATTGGGTGGCTCTCTATAACACTACCCCTGAAAATATCATAGAGGGGCAGTATGTGGGCGTGTGGACTAATCCTGTGTCTGGCGTAACTTACTATGACCGCACCGTATGGGTTGCTGATGTTACAGAAGCAATAGACTTGGGCAACAAGCACAACCAACTTGCTATCTGGGATATTGCTAACAACATAGAGTTATGGCTGGCTAAGCACTAATGAAACGATACTGTAACCGATGTGATACCGCCGTTGTTTACTATGGCGTATCGCCAGGGTATTCAGCAGTCTGCCCTGAGCACGACGAGGACCTATACCTAGTAGAAATGTATCTGGCATAGTTATATGTCGGTGCTACCCTGTATAATTAGACTATCGATGAAAGGAACACAATGGGAAGAATGTTTGTAGAGGGTATCAAAGAATTAGGCGATATCCAATTAGAGGATATGGTGAGTCTTCACTTTGCCTCTAATGTGTATCCGCCTATTCCGCAGTTTATGGTTCAGTCTGCCGTCGCCGCAATCGTGGCGTGTAATCAAGGTGACTACAACGAGGTTATCGAATTGCCAATGGGCGTGACGTATCGTGACAGTCAGTTTGTAGACGCTTGGACTTTTATCGAACAACACCGCTTAGAGGGATTCTTAGAGGACGAGGACTAATGAAGTGTGACTCTTGTGCTAATGAAACTAATCGTGACGAGGGAGAGCCTTATTGCTACCCCTGCGACCCTACGTTTGGAGAACAGTAATGGAAGACTGTGAACAATTTGCCCTATGGGGATACTGTAATCAATGTGAAGAAAAGGATAAGTAATGAATTGGGAAAACGTAATTGACTGGGAACGTGTCGAAGCCTTGACAAAAGACGAGGTACTTGCTATACTGAATATGTTCGGAGAGGACTACTAATGACTAAACATCTAATAACCGTTCATCACACATTTGTTGTGGACACTAATGACCTTGACTTTGTGTTGGACAATATGGAATACACTCAGTTCCCCAACGCAAACGACTATGAATTTATTGAGGGTAGCACGGAGATAGGGGAATATAATGACTGACTATGTATTGAAGTATCAGGTTTGGAATGGCGACACCGATGGCAAGTTGGCAACGTTCCGTCACTTGGAACAGGCAGAGTTATTTCTGAATGGTGTCAAGGATTTTTACCCAAAGGCATTTATCTATGACTCTGTGGCTGAACATCGTTTGGTGATGGCTGACTGAGGGAGCTGCGCCCACCTCGTTACCAAACCGTTATTAAGAATTACGACTAACTGTCCAGATTCCCAGAGTTTGATGTCGTAGGTCACCTGTATAATTATAATATAAACAACGAGAGGACAAATATGTTAGACAAGGCATTTGCTCTACGAAAAGTAAGTGAAGATATTGCCGTAGACCCTATGGTTATGTACGCTGGCTTTCTTGTAATGGAAGCAGAAACAGAAGACGAGCGTAACTATGCCCTGAATAACTTTGGACAAACAATCACAGGGCTTATGGCATTTGCTATGTCAGAACTCCTACTGTCGGAAGAGGACTTCACCGCTCTTACCGCAACTATTGGTGAACTTATCGAAATCGGTGGAATGGAAGAGGACAACTAATGGAAGACAATCAGCACCCAGTACTTACAAACCTACGACGACAGATTGAGTTGTTGGAATTTGAAGTCAAATCACTTCGTAATGACAATGACCGTATCAAGCAGGACTACTCTCAGGACGTGGAGAATGTTCGATTGATTCTTTTGGACGCTTTGTCGATTGAGCAAAGTGAAGACGTTGACGTAAATATTTTGGCAAATTCTATTGCCGATGTGTTTGCTCTCTCGCTCCTGAAAGAAATCACCGTTAGCATTTCTCTTACTGCGGAAGCAACATTGCTGGTTCCTTCAAACTTCGATGTTGACAGCCTTTCAATTGAAGATGTTAGAATGGATGCCTTCAATACTGAGGTTGAAGACTTTACTGTTCACTCATTTGAAGTTGATAATATTGAAGAGATATAGCCGCTAGTCTCCCACTGTAGTATTCTTGTCCTTTCCTGCAGTGGTGATAGGTCCTGGATATGACCTTTATAAACTGTCCTTTCTTAGTACCCTGCCAAGATCGGTGGACCTGCGCACCCCTTTGTTATGACAAACAAGTTACGAACTGTTACAAAAATCTCCAGATTCGATTAGTTATATGTCGGTGGTCGTTGGTATACTTGTATTACAGGCAAGGGAAACGAAGTCGGAAGTCCCCACAAAATAAATAAAAAACTTTGAGAAAAGGCTTGACAAACTCTTTCCCAGCCTGTATAATGGTAATAACGAAGCAAACAACAAGTTGGCTCACTACAAGGAAGCAAGGTAATAATATGTCGGAAATCGAAATCGGTTCGACCCTCACCACGCAGAAGTCTGGTGTTTCGGGAACGGTTCAGGAGATTGTCAAGAACGCAAACGGTTCATTCCGTGTCCGTCTTGATGTTGCTGGACAGCCTCGTTGGACTACGGTTACTTCCAAGTAATCGTATCTGCTGGGTATCAGACTAAACTACCCACTCTAACTCAATAGTTATATGTCATACCCCCACAGTATAATAGTAATACAGCCAATAGAAAGGACTAAACAAATGGCTCGCAGTATCTCTGTAAAAATCCCTACCGCAAGTGTTCTCACAATGGTTGAGGACAAGGTAGCACAACTGAAAACTGAAATCGCTGAATACCCCACAAAGGTTGAGGAATACAAGTACGAACGCAAGGCTTACACCAAGCGTATTGCTGAAATGGTTGCCAACATTATTACTGTTGGTGGGCAGGAAATCTTTGAGGGTGAGTGGGTAGACACCATTCGTATCTCAAATCGTGGATACAACGGTAATCTAGACCTGACAGTTGGGGCTAACCTCATTGAGCAGTTTGACTTGGGAAAGCCACCTGTCGAACCAAACAGCCCTAGCGGATACGGCGGAACGGCAAGCAAACTCCAAGAGTTGGAAAAGACACTCGCTCTTCTCCGTCTTACTCCGCAAGAGTTCGTTACTTCCTCAACCTACAATTCGGTTCTGGAACTTCTCTAACGAGAATGTGCTGGGTATCACATAAAACTACCCAATCTAAAACTACATAGAGATACACTAGGTTTCATAGTGAAAAGGTTATCACGCTACTCTGTCGAAGTAGTAGTCAGGGTTCGAGTCCCTGTGAAATCGCACCTTGAAACAGAGGTTGAAGTTGTCAGTTGATATATAGGAACTGTCTAGGTAAAGAAGTTACTACGGTGAAATGATGGGTCTTTACTAAAATAAACTTTCACACATTAGTCCCCCTGTGAAGTGGTCTGGATAGACTGCTGGTAAACAGGGGGATTTTTGTATGGGTAGGGGATCGATTTGCGCCCCCGATTTGTTAGAACATACTTATTACGGTTAGGTTACGAAGCTCCCAAAATGTTCCCTGAAATAGTTATATGTCGGTGGTCGGCTGTATAATAGAACTAACAACAAAACGAAAGGTATACAATGGCTCACGATTTAGAAATTGGTGCTAATGGCGAAGTGGCTTTTGCTTCTTTGCGAGAACCTGCTTGGCACAAGTTGGGTACTGTGTTTGAAGAGGAAGTAAAGACTTCCGAAATGCTCAAACTCGCTCACCTTGATAATTGGAATGTCCGTTTGGAAGAACTGTCATTTCCAGAGGGATATGTATCGGACAAGACAAACTACTTTGTCTGCCGTACTAACCCATTTGACAAGACACAGAATGATGTGCTTGGCGTAGTTGGAGAACGATACCACACTCTCCAAAACGAGGACTTGTTCACTTTTGGTGACAACCTGCTTGACGGTGGTGGTCGTTGGGAAACCGCTGGTTCAATCAAGGGTGGTCGTGTAGTCTTTGGCTCGCTTGCTCTTGACAATTCAATCACGCTTGACCCTAATGGTCGTGCTGACAAGATTGACAACTACCTACTCATCAACACAAGTCACGACGGCTCTATCTCCATTATGGCAAGTATCACGCCTGTTCGTGTTGTGTGTGCTAACACTCTCAACCTTGCTCTTGGTGGCGGAGTTGGCAAGTGGCGTAATGTCAAGCAGTCGTTCAAAATCCGTCACACGCAGACTGCTGACGGTAAGGTTCAAGTTGCTCGTGAAGCATTGGGCTTGGCACAGACTTACCTTGACGAGTTTTCCATTATGGCTAACGCTATGATTGAAACCGAAGTCACAAAGGCAGAGTTTGACCAGATTGTTGCTCTCGCTTACCCTGCTCCTGAAAAGGATAGCAAGGGTTCGTTCAAAAAGCACGAGAACAAGATTGACCTCATCAACGACATTTATGTTGGTGACTTCAACAACACGATTACAGGAACGGCGTGGGGTACTCTCAACGCTCTCACCGAACGCCTTGATTGGCACAGGACTGCTCGTGGTGGTAACACCGAAAACATCTTGGCTGGTGCTAGTGGTTTTGACCCTGCTATCACGGCAGAGAAGAACCGTCTTGCTCGTGTCGTTGCTTCCGTAATGCTGGGAGTCTAATCCCTAACTGCTAGGCAACAGTCTAAACTGCCTCCCCCTAGGGGGATCGATTGGGGATAAGTTATCCACAGGAGCTGCGCCCCAAAATTTCTAAACATAGATAGTTAATCATTAAAAATCAATTACGAACCTCTAAAAAAATCACCCGAATTCCTCTTGTTTTATGTCGGTGGTACGCAGTATAATAGAAGTATCCCCTAATGAAAGGTATGAAATGAAGAAGTTTGATGTTCGTGCTACATATGAATATGTGGCTGAGGGTATCATTGCTGAAACTGAAGATGAGGCTTATGATATCTTCCTCAAAAATCTCAATGACTACTATCACGGTACTGATGAGTTAGAGATTGAAGAAGATGGAGAAGTGTGTGAAGACTGTGAATCAGACATTGAAGAGTGTGAATGTGAGCCTGAAGATGAAGAGTGATAACTGTGTCCCTAATGACGGTGACTACTGTATGTTCTGTGGAGAGGATATGAGCAATGAGTACTAAGGTAATGGTTTATATTTATGACCACAACAAATACCCTGCCGAAATCAAGTTTGCTATTGTAGGCACGGACGAGTGGGACATTGGCAGGTTTGATGATGAATCTCAGAATATGCTTATTAGTCTTTTCAACGATGATGCTAAGAACTGGAGTCTCAATTCAGATTGGGAAGACGAGGGCAAGGCTGAAGAATTTGACGACTATGGGAAGGTGTCCTTATGACCAGCAGAGAAATGATTACGGATGCCATTTTAGAATCCAGGGAATCTGTCAAGCAAGAGATTACGACCAAGATTGACGAGTTGCTGAACGATAGTTCCGTGTCGTACCTCAATGCTATAATTGGACTAAACCTAATAAAGACATTCATCAAATTTATGGACGAGGAGTAAGATGAAGACTTATCAAGTAGAATACAATGCTACCTATTGGGTAGAAGCAGATAGCGAAGAGCAAGCAATCGAGTTGGCTATCATTCAGCACGAAGATATGCCTGACGGTGATTGGGAAGCAATGATTGACCCCTATGACAGCAATAACTTTGGAGATAAGTAATGATTGCACGAGGAACTATTACCTTTGAGTTCAACCTTGACGAAGACCCACTCTTTGAGATGTTTAGCGAGGAAGCAACTCTAGAAGAGAAACTAGATTATTTCAGAGAGACTATGGCACAAGACCTAGTTCAGATGTCTTATCAAGGGGAAGACCTTTATAACTGTATCGAAATGGAGATTGTAGAGTAATGATTACTTGGGACGAATGGGAAGACACCTATCTGCCAACTACCCCATTGGCTTACGATGACCTTGACGATATCCCTGACGGTACTTTGCCTAACTATGTTTGGACAATGATTGACGGAGATGGACGGTACGCTAATCTAACCAATGGCTACCGCCGATTCAATCGTCTTGGCTATTTCGTTACCGAGAAGCCGTGGATTGAAGATGTATTTGTAACTGACGATAAGAGGGTGTATGCGTAAATATCTAATCACAGCAACCGTGCGTACTGAGTATCTCGTTCCTGTTGAAGCAGAGAGTGAGGATGCAGCCTATGCCTCATTGGACGACTGGATTCTAGATGACTTTGACCCATACAAGAACCACGCAGAGTGGGACTTTGAGATTCAGGACAATGAATAATGTGTGAGATAAATGGATGTACCAATTATGCTGTGTATGCAGATGTAGAAGACTATAACTATCTTTGTACTGATTGTTTTGGCAAGGTAGTAGTAGGAGAACTGTAATGGATAATCAGATCTTATCTTATATAACTAATCAATACCCTGACGTTCTTGAGGATTGGGAAGAGTCTGTCTTACAAGATGGACAAGGTTCTGACTACCTGCAAGGTATCGTCGAAGCATACGAACACCTAATGACAAAGTTCCCTTACGAACCTCTTGACAAAAACCCCGAATCTTGATATAATAAGATAACTTACAACAAAAGGAAAAACAAATGCACGTTCTACAATACATCGCAGTAAAGGCTGATTCCCCTGAAGAAGCCATTTACAGTATTCGTTCAACTTTAGAATCAATGCTTGGCAATGACGGTTCCACTACTTCTTGGTACGACTGGTTCGTAACTGGTGGTGGACGTTTCAATCCTAACGCTGACCCATACAAAGACGGTGACGAGAGTATGGTTGTTTCTTCTAAAGATAGTGAAGCATTCGAGAAGATTCTAGATGAATGCATTGAGTCACGTCTTTCAGAATTCCGTCGTTACCGTGCCGAGTGGGAGCAGAGCAACATCAATCTTGATTCTTACTTTGATGAGTTTGACGGTACTATGGACTACTCTATGAAACTCTATACCCTCGGCAAGATGATTGATATGGCTCAGGGTAACTGGGACTTCAACTCCTACTTCTTTGACCTTGAGAACTGGTCAACTAATCCTGTTCATATGACTAAAGACCGTATCAACAACGGTACACTTTGGTTCCTTGTCCCTGTTGACTTCCACTTCTAAATCGAAAGGTAATTATGCGAGGGTATAGAACGCTAGACCTAAATATGTTCTACAAGGAGTTCTACACGAAAGAGTTGGGGACCTGGTGGGATGACAAACTAACCATTGAAGTATACATCAGGGAAGAGGATGACGAAGGTATTCGTAACATTGAAACTGGTGTCCTCATCAAGTGTGACTTCTATGAGACTGAGTGGCTTGCAGACCAGTTCCCTATGGACGAGTACGGCAGTGACTGGTGGGTGTTTGCCAACGAGGTAAAGATTCCTACACGTCGTATTGGTAAGATACTCAAGGGGATCGATTTGGGAGAGCGTCGTCCAGGTGCTCTAGCCCTTAACTATATATAGACACATAGCCTGTCACAATGGCGTGACGGACAGTAGACGTTGAATGGGGGTTCCGTCTACAAACTGGGTGGGGACGTAAGTGACTTTATTCCTTTCAGCACTTGCGTTCCTGCCCCACTTTTGGTATAATGGATTGAGGAGTAATATGAGAAAAATAGTAACAGACGAGGAAAAGGTGGCAAAGCGATTATCAGATATGATTTCAGACTTGCGTTTGGATTTGGAAATGATTTCACTTTATGTTCACCAACTGTCACCCAATGTAACAATCAACCGTATCCTGCTTATGGCAGATTTTCTAAAAGATGAGAAAGAGAGCAAACACAATGACTACATTTGAGAACAAGTGTCTTATCCTTGCTGACCTTTGGCTAAACTTTCGTGATGATGAACAGTTCGAGGACTTTATCCAATATAACGATATGGGCTTGCCTTTGGCTTATGCCTTGTCCGAGGGAGTTGTCAAGGGAACAGAATTGTCCAATAAGTTTATTGACGAAACCTTTGACCTTTTGCTTTCTGGTCTTGGTACAGAAGACGAGGGCTGGATTTCGCTAGACGATTTGCTTATGGCTACAGGGGATACTCCGCTAGAGTCAGAGTAATCTATCCACAGGGGGGTAGCTCTATCCACAGAGTTATCCCCAGGTGGCTGCGCAAAATGTTATAACATACTAACAAACACCTTTACGAACAGCTATTACGAACCCCTAAATATATTTCCCAAATTCTACAGACATTAAGAACCCTTTCCAAAAAATCCCAGAAAGTTTGGAGGGTATCAGATGATAGAGTATTTCCCCTATAGGTAATATATATACTAAAGGATTACGATCTTCTATTTGATACCCCCGAAATGTGGATATGTCTAATAGGATGGTTTGATATAAATATTTTGGGGCAGCTAAGTATACCCATTATCCCCTATATAATAACAAACATAGACATTACGAACCCTTGATTATTTTTCCCAGATTCTTGCACAAATTGTACATTTTCTGATATAAAATAGAATGTTTTGATATGTTTATACACAATATATAGTGGTTTCTGGGCATAAAATACACTACATATAGGGGTTGACAAATGGGGGTAGATGTGCTAGAAGGGATGTTTGGCGTATATGGGGACACAAGATGTAGTGTTTGGGATTACGAACGCCTACTATATATAGTCAGTACATCAAACAACTTATCCAACATCCTCTTTCAGTCAGATAATATCCATATCAGTAAGATGATTGTGGATAAAACTGTGGATAAATGTGTCCTCAGAAGCCTCAGAATGGGCTGTGTGGGGCTATTATCCTTGATCTCAAACAGCTCTATATCCCTAAAACCACATAGACTTATATGTTCCTATAGGTGTTATAGGTATGTTGTTATATAGGGGATATTCGTTATCACTTTTAATTCCCCCGAAAATTGTAGCTTTGATGTCATCCCATTCATCTCCAAGAATAGAGAAGTATGAGGTGTCTCTCCAGGTTCCATCAGGTCGTAGTTTGTTATGACGCTTAGTTCCTTCGTAGGTAGCACCTAGACGCAGGATTGCTTTCTGAGATCGTTCGTTGAGTGCATCTGTCTTGAAGGCTACTCTCTCACACTCCAATACCTCAAATGCATATTGCAGCATAAGGTATTTACTATGGGTGTTAATGTGACTTTTCCATACTGACTCTGAATAGAATGTACCGCCAATTTCTGCTGACCTATCGTGCTTGGAGTAATCAACATAGGATGTTGTGCCAACAATTTGTTTTGTGGCTTTATCTATAACCGCAAAGCTTTTATTATTATTCTTTTTGATTTGCTTTACGATTATGGCATAGTCAAGGATTGACTGTGGTGTGTCCCATAATAGATTACGAAACACATTATCATTTGCCCCAACGCTAAAGTATAGACCACTGGCGTGACCTTCCTTCAATGGGACCAATTTAACTAGGGTGGTTTCCATACTATTATTATATAACAAATGAGGGGCAACTTTCGTTACCCCTCACTATTTGCGTCTACCTCCGAATTAGAATGGAGTCTCGTTCCAGGGATTGTTATTAGGCTCTTCAGCAGACTGAGCAACAGCTCGTGCCAAGAGTTCCTGCAATTCAACAACCTCTGCCAATGAAAGATCGTGCTGTACGCTTCCGTGCTGTCCTTGCACATACAGCGTAATCCTTCGATCCTTGCCATCGTGTGTCTTCCATCCACGTGCATCAAATGCATCGTATGTTTTCTTAACTGTCAATGTGTTCTCCTTGTTGTGTTATATCTATTATACCAATTACTTGCTTGCTTGTCAAGCTTAGGTCCTCTATACCGCCGAACTTTTCCGCCGAACTATTTATTCAGATTCAGGCTTATAGTCTTTAAATGCAATAGCAAACCACCAGGTTACCCAAGTGAGTCCACCCATCAGACCTAGAACGAGTCCTACGGTAAACAATGTCCAGGCTAGAATCATTTGTTCTCTCCTTGAATAAGTGCGATAACATCAGAAACGTCTGAAAACGCATAGTGCCATTCATTCTTGGATTCAAGTAGTGCAATGATACGATCACGTTCTTGGCTACGAACATACTCTGCAAATGCATTGATCTGCTCGACGTCCTCATTAGAAAATGCATTATTGAGAACCAGCATATTGTGTTCAAACTTAATCATTATGCCACCTCGTGTGTAACCCAGTAGTACTGACAAGTATCGCAGCAAGGCTTGTTGTCTGTATCATTGACCGCATCAATAAATTCGTGGTAGTACATAGGATCTTTCTTATATAGATTAGCTTTGTGTGTAGTAACAATGCGAGACATCTTATCTTCGTTACCCCACCATTCTGGAGCACCTACACCCCAATCAAGGAATCGATCTGCGTGAAGATTCCAAAGGTTCTCTTCGTTCTTATCAGTCTTGATGCCACGAGCCTTGGCTTCATCAACCATAGTCATTACGTATCCAAACAATGAGAACTCGTGACCACGCCACATCTTAACAGCAGGATGATTACGCCATCCAGCACGAGGGTCAGGGTTGCCAAGAACCTTGAGGATTTGATAGCCTTCAAGGATCTGCTTGTTGAGTCGTCGGTTATCTAGAACTTCTGCAGACTTATTGAAGTCTGCGTATGGAAGGAATGTTTGCATTGTATCTCCTATGCGAATTTAATTTGTGAACGGAACTTCTCTGGGAATGCGAATGGACAAGACGAACAATCATTCTTGCCTTCTACAAATGGTTGGTTACCACCCATAGACTTTGGTATCTCAATGCCAAGGAACGCTTCTGGCTTTGTTTCTGTATCTACACAACGTTCACACATACGTGATTTGTATAGGTTGGTTTCTCTAGTAAGAAGTTGGTATTGTTTATTTACCGCCTCAAAGTCTGTAGCGTTAACCCTAGACTCCTTGACTTCATCCGAGAGCATCATACGACCAACAGGAATGCGATGGTCCACTTCAAGTGCAGTGCTGACACGAATCATTGTAAATGCATCAGTGTTGCCAAGAAGTGTTTGAATAGATTTAATTTCTTTAGGGCTATAGATTGCACGAGCATAATCATTGCCAGTAATGTAAGGTGCTTCTAACATATCAAGAGTGTCTGTACGGTTATGTGTGTCACAGTATCCCTTGCTAGGTTGCTTGGGAATGTTTACTCCACTAGCACGAAGGTCACGGATCTGTGCTGCTGGCTGACCAACATCAATCCCCTGCTCCTGTAGCCTAGCACGAAGACAACAACGAAACACTCCAGTAGGATTATCGATTAAGATATTAAGAACAGCCTGTGTCTTAGGTGACTGCGAACGCTTACCATCATTAAGGTAGGTACGCAATTGGGCATAGGTCTTAATGTCTCTCATACCTCTATTATACAGGTTGGGTCAATCTATGTCAAGTGATAGCTCCATAAAGAATACTTGCATAACTTCGTCACTTATTCTACCCTGCTGATGTAGTGCAGAAACTATCTTAAGTATTTTAATTTGTTCCATTAGTCGTCCTTCTTGCATAGAAGACTGGACAATCCTGTTGTACATCTCTTCAAGTTTATCGTTGTTCATAGCACTCCTCGTGTGCATCCCAAAAATCCTGTATCTGTTCTGGATGTAGCATATTTGTACACGTCGTTCCACAAATACAAACTAAATGATTACTTGTTTGGATCATTTAACTTCCACTCAGGATTCCAACGCATTGGAGTATCTGCATCATCCCAAGGACGGTTTGTTTCTGTTGTAAGGGGAGTAGTAAAATTAGAAAGTTTGTGGATAGCTTTATATTTCTTGTGAGCTTTCTCGTAACCTTCTTGTCTACCCAAATCTCGTACAGTACCAATAGCCATAGCAATTAACATAGCATTGCTGGCATCAAGTCTTACTACCTGTTCTCCAATAAACTTATTGCTAACTGTAAGTTCCCAGTACCCAGAATCGTCGGAGACATATTTCATCTCTACTTTATCTTTCATTATTAGCTCCTCTATTCATTCCTGAAATGTACCCTGCCTGAAATGCAAGCATCTCTTGTTCGCTTGGCATACGATCAATTTCAAGAATCCACTCTGCCATATCCTGTTTGGCTTTACGCTTGACCGTTTCAAGAACTTTCTTATTGTCTCTACGTGCTTTACGATCCACTAGACCTGACTCCAATATCTCATATTGTATGTGTATCCGCCCATACATAGCATCCAACCATTAGCAATGCCAACTGGGTCTACCTCTACTACCTCTTTTGTTTCATAGTGCATAAGCTTAATCATTGCAACTCCTCCGATTCTTTTATTGCGTTTAATCCTTTACGGACAAGCTCTTCGATACCATCACCATAACGGTGCTCAAACTCTACCATATCGTCAGCATACCAATCTGGCTGTTCACCTGGACGACGGAACCCACCAACATATTTATTGATAGAATGCTTATCTGGGTTTCCTTGAATGCGAGCTATGTGGAGGACCGTAATAATATTTCCTCCTACTCGCATCTCAACCTGAGTATTCACTCTTTGATTCCTTTATGATAATGATTTTCTTTGTCTCTCCATAGGTAGTTCCATTTGGAGAACCAAAATGTACAATTGTCTTAGCCATTAAATGTTCTCAATTTCTACGATAAGTTCTTCAAGGAACTCAATCAATTCAAGATTGTTGTTTCCATAAGCTTCTGTGACCTTACGCTCAAGCAAGGCAATGATTTTTTCGTTCTGTCTCATTTCTCCCTCGTGAATAACTGCGTTCACAATCTCTCTTTCGGTTTCATTCATATCTTTAATGTCAAGGTTTACATAGTTAGTCATTAGAACTCTCCCTTTCGAATAGAACCTATAATTGCAGTACAGGCAGCGACAGCACCACTTAGATAGGCTCCAGTATCTGGATGCCCTTGGTCATAAGCAGCCTGTGCCTCAAAGATGCCGTTCTCCATTCGACCCTCTACAAGATCTACTAGACGACTCTTCATTCTTTGAGCACCACGCTTCATCATTAACTCATCTCTACGTTTAAGGTTACTAGGTGTTGGTATGAATATTTTTCTCATACCCCTATTATCTCATTCTTGGTTGAGTTTGTCAAGTACTATAGCAATAAGATTTTCGCCTGTGATGTAATGCTGTTCGCCATCTACATCAATGCGATAGGTGCGATCTGCGTGTATTGGATATTCAAAGTTCATACCTTCAGTATACACCATAGCAGCCTAGGACTCTTCTCTATCGTTTGTTCTTATCTTATGACAGTTAGAACAAACAACGTCACATTTTCTTATCTCTTTCCAAGCCATATCTATTCCGTACTTTTTTAGTACTCTATAGACATTATCAAGTTTACGATACCCTGGCTTGTGGTCAAACTCAAGAATAAAATGAGGGTATTTATAACCGCAGTCCGTGCAACCCTTGTCCTCTTTATAGGCTCTAAGGACCGCCAGATGCTCTGACACGCTCATTACAACCATTATACCAGTTAATGATATAATAGAATAAAGATTGGATTAACAATGGATTACGTTTATGTTTGTCGTCCTGGAGACAATGAAGAGTTAAGATACTCAATTAGGTCTACCGTGAAAAATTTACCAGAGGGTCGTATCTGGGTGGTTGGCGGAAAGCCAGACTGGTACACAGGGGATTACATTTATGTTCAGCAAACTGGTCTGGGACATCCCAACGTCTGGAAACAGCTAGAGGTTATCTGTAGGACAGAAGAGATAAGCGATGACTTTGTTTTAATGAATGATGACTTCTTTACAGTAAAGAAACTAGACAAGGTTGAGTACTTTTATTCTGGAACAATAGCAGAAGTGCTTGCAAACTATTCAGACTTAGGACAGACTAATTATGGATATCAAAGACTGTTTAGCAAAACACAAAATTATTTAAATAGAATGGGAATTAAGAATCAGTTAGATTATGAACTGCACGTTCCTATGCCTATGAACAAAGCAAAGCTTCTTGAAGTACTAAACTATAAAACACTGCATAGATCAACATATGGAAATGTTTATAATGTAGGTGGCACAAAGACTTACGATGTAAAAGTATATAGTAATACAGAATTAAAGGGTAAGTTCCACGACCTCATTAAAGAAGACCTAAACTACATATCTAGTCACGACTCAAACTTTGACTTTATACTTGATTTTATCTTAAAGGATATGTTTCCAGATCCTTCGCAATACGAGAACCCCTGACTGGAATCGAACCAGCGACACGCAAGGTAGAAACTTGCTGCTCTTCCTCTGAGCTACAAGGGCGTAGGGCAGACGAGATTTGAACTCGCTATCGATACCTTATAAGAGTATTGCATTTACCTGTTATGCTACTGCCCCAGTTAACCTAGAGCTGTATAGACTTGGCAAACACTACTCTAGAAGCCATCTTTGAGGCACTAATAATAGCGATAGGAGCAGCAATACTTAGAATAATACCTGCCCACATTTGTGGGTTAGTCCACTCATACTGCCAGAAGTCCAGGGTATGAAATCCATTAGCAGCAACTGCAATAGCACCAAACATAAACATTCCCCAGAATGCTCCGCTTGATCTTTCAGGATTTCCATTTTCATCAATGCGAGATCGAAGAACTAGGTACGCCATAAGGAATAGCACATACATCAACTCAACAAAGAAGAAGAATAGTGTAGCCATCCAGGGTGCTGCTAGTCCTACATAGGTTGCAACTGCAGTAATTCCATTAAAAGATACTACCGCTGATGTACCAAATGCAATTACAATACCAATAATCCAGGTCCAAAGAACTATCCCTTGGTCAACCTGTACTTTTGGAGCACGTCTGGCTTCCTGTTTTGCATACAATGCATTCTTTGCTCGTTCAGCTTTCTTTTGTGCAGATAGCTGTGGGCTAACTCGTTTACGTTTTACTGTTACCACTTTGTTTTCTCCTTTTGATGGTGCTACTGGTGTCTCACCAATAATAACCATCTCTGTATTTTCTTGTATAGGAATAGTTTCTCCAAAATATGCACGTGGATAACTACTTGCATTTTCCTGTTCCATAATAGTATTATACCCCATCCATCGCCATAAATGTTGCAGGGAATGCTTGTCTAGTTAAACTTTGAACTGCCTTAGCATACTCCTGGATCTCTACCTGTGCATCGTGACCTAGACGTTGTTCAAGAAATGTCATAGCACCCTGAAGAGATACAGTCCAACGCCAACGTACATACATTCCATATGCAGGTAGGAATAGACGTGCCTGTTCTGGAGCAATTCCATTCTTTATAGCAGTTTGATAAGCAAACTGTCCAACCCTAATCATACCTTTGAGACTTTCTGTATAGTCTGTGCCAATGCTTACATCTACTGGATCTCCACTACCTTGCTTACTATTCTCAGCTTTGCTACGCCATTGATCTGGCTCTGGAATATAAAACTCTTCATCCTCAGTAATATAACGACGTGAGGACTCGTTCCATCCATTCTGATCGTCAATATGTGTAGATGCTACTGCATACTTCCACCATTGACGTGCTACAAATAGTGGTGCGTATACCTCAAAGGTTAGAGCAGCGTGACGAAATGGGCTTGTATGTCCCTCACGAATGAGGAAGTGGAGTAGCTTTCCGTCTTTCTCGTCAAAGCCCTTAGACTCTTTATCGTATGATACGCGAGCAGCATTTACAACTGATGTATCATTACCTAGTTGATCAACAAGACGGACATAGCCTTTATCAAGTACGCTTATCTTAATCTTCTTCACCTTCAATTACTGCAATAATGTCGTTGTATGAAATGATTACATAGTCTGTATCATCGTGTCGAACCTCTGTACCGCTGTACTTTGCAAAGATTACCTTCTGTCCTACCTCAAGTGGGATGGGGACGTGTACGCCATTCTTAGTTGTGACACCTGTTCCTACAGCAACGACGATAGCCTCTTGAGGCTTTTCTTTGTCTCCTGTAATGATAATGCCAGACTTTGTTACCTGAGCATCTTCGATAGTTTTAATAACTACCTTGTCTTCTATTGGTTGAATCATTAATAACCTTCCTCGTGTGTTACGCCGTGCTTCTCGTCAATGTACTTGTGAATCTTGCGAAGTGCGATTGCTTTTGATACCGCAAAGCCAACAAGCAAAAAGACAGCATTCCAAAAAAACTCTGCTGCCATATGTTCAATACCGAACGTGATCTCAATGATTGTGTCTAAAAGGGTTTCGCCCTCGTGTGCGTGTTCCTCGTGCATTTCTCTCCTAATGCGTTAGTGTTGTAGTTATATTCTACAGCAAATGAGAACAGTTGTCAAGTCTAGGCTGAACGTAAAGTGTTCATTCTGTGTGAAACAATTGTATCTGTGGGCTTGCCATCACGGTATAGACGAATGACTGCAGCAGGGTTATCTGGAGTACCATTGATTGTTACATCTGTACCTGGAACATTATAAGATCCATTACGAATGATTCTGGTAATCTTTCCGCTTGCTCTACCGCCAGAAGAATTCCAGCTAACCATAGAGCCTACACCAATTGCCTTAACAACCATTCTAGTAGACTTTGTGTAGTCCTTGCCAAAATCAGCAAACAATGCCTTGTCTCTCATACGCTCAACGATGCCACGTGACCAGGAGAATCCTGCATCTCCACCCCAAGCGTCCCACATAATGCGACCATTGCTAGGATTAGCAGTGTTGTTAAAGTCTTTGCCCTTCTTGTCTACCTCGTGGCGTGAGAAGAATGAGAACATACGTCTAACTACACTGAGAGACATAGCTCTTCCTGCTACGATATCTGATGCTCTGCCCCAACCAACTGGAGTACCTGCACCTGTAGCCTTACCGTCTTCTTTCCATTTAAGAGCACGACGTGCAGCAGCTTTCATACCACCTGTTGGGCTAAATGTTTCTGCCTTGAACATCATATCTATCTCTTCGTCTTCTTCGCTCATAGAATGTCCTTGCAATTCATCAAGGACTGTAGCATCCTGGTACATCATACCAATACTGTATGCTGTTTCTTGCCACATACCCTCGTCCTCTTCTTCAAAAACTCTAACTGACATTGCTGGGTTTTCTGGTGGCATTGATTCTATGGCATAGTCTGTGCCTGGCTCTCCAAGAGTTCCACCTTCCCACATTATGTGCTCAACACGTCCGTGGACCACACCTTCTGTGGTCATTCCCATTACGTAGTCACCTTCTTTAATGTGACCATCTTTTTTCATTTCATTACGACGGCGACCCATACGTTCGTTTTCTTCATCGTCCATTCCAGAATGTCCAGACTTTGGATCGATGTTGCCCTCACTGACATTGATAGCATAAATTTGATTAGCAGCTTCTTCAGCTGTCTTGTGGCAACCCATTACTGTTCCGTCGTCTTTAACGGCTGCGTAAGACCCTTTTTCTCCAACGCTATATGGCATACCGCAATTATATCACACAAAATAAAAAGTCCCCACATAGGATTCAACCTGCCTTGGCTCGGTCTTTATATTTTCAGGGTAACTAGTCCATCCTAAGAGCGATGCCTATGTGGAGACAATACAATTATACTCCCTAATATGATAAAATTAATAGAGAACAGAAGAGGTTATTTTGGCAAAGATTACGTTCCTGGGAAACTTTCAGGTAGATTTTAGCAGTGAGAATCATCACGCAAAATCATTAGAGGCATTGGGTCATACAGTTGTAAAGTTCCAAGAGGGACGTGGTACAACAATGGGCAAAGTGCTTCGTGAAGCAGTAACTTCAGACTTATTTGTTTGGGTTCATACTCACGGATGGAACACTCCTGGTCAAGAAAGAATAGATATTCTTCAGGAGCTTAAAGATTCTAATGTGCCAACTATGACATATCACTTAGACTTATGGTTTGGTCTTAAGCGTCAGCACGATCTTGAGAATGATCCTTTCTATAAAAACATCGGTCACTTCTTTGCCACTGATAAGTTAATGGCTGATTGGTTTAACGAGAATACTAAGGTTAAGGGTCACTTTCTTCCTGCTGGAGTCTTCGGTCCTGAGTGTTATGTTCATCCAGACTATGATGGTACGTTTGATTATGATGTTATCTTTGTTGGTAGCAGAGGGTATCACCCTGAATATCCCTACCGCCCAAAACTCATAAATGCTTTGAGAGAGCTTTATGGCAAAAGATTTCTTCACGTTGGTGGAGACGGAGATACAGGAACAGTTCGTGGAGATGCGTTAAATAGAATTTATGCTCGTAGCAAGATTGCAATTGGTGACACGCTAAACATTAATTTTAACTATCCATATTACTCTTCGGATAGACTGTTTGAATCTACTGGTCGTGGTGGGTTTACAATCTATCCAAATATTGTGGGGCTTAACGATTTCTTTAAAGACAAAGAAGAGATTGTGTTCTACGAACACGGAAACATTAGAGACCTAAAAGAAAAAATTGACTACTACCTTGAACACGACGAAAAACGAGAAGCTATTAGGCTTGCTGGACACGAACGTGCAAAGGGTGAACATACATATAAACACAGATGGGCAACAATTTTAAAGGAACTAGAAATTAAGTGATAGCTTATTCTTTTACTCCAAAGGGCAAAGGCTTCCCAGATGAAAAGTGGGACTTTGGATTCTTGCAAGAAGCATTTACAAGGAACAATGTAGAGGTTGTCAAAGTAAACAAACTTCCAGAAGCAGATAGAGCCTTTGTTGTAGTCCCTGGTTTTGAGTGGATTAGTTTTGAAGATGTTCTTAATGAGAACCTTTCTAAAATTAAAAGACTTGTTCTGTTTATTACAGCAGATGAACTTGGTGCATTTGATGTTGATAAGATCTCCCATCCTAATGCAGAGATTTGGGTTCAGTATCCGTACCCTCGACACGAAGCGTACAACAAACTACCACTTGGTGTCCCAAACCACAAAGATAACGTTATTCCAGACTATCCAGAAAAAACAACAAATATTTACTTTGCTGGTCAAATAACACATCGACGTAGGCAAGAGCTTGCACAAGCCTTAAAGAGGCTTCCAGACGCAATCTATAAGCTTACAAAAAAGTTTGCACAAGGCGAAACACCAAAAGACTACTACAGGTTATTGGCTTCTTCTAGATTTGCTCCTGCCCCTGCTGGCAACGCTACAATTGACTCATTTAGATTTTATGAAGGATTAGAAATGTTGTCTCTACCAATTGCTGATAGAATAAGTAGTGTTGGTGAAGATTATGGATTTTGGGAAATCTTATTTAAAGATATGCCAATAGATCAAATAAAGAATTGGAAGAAACTTTATTCATTAATCACAAAACTAGAAAATGACTATCCTGCAAATATGCATAGGGCTGTGTCTTGGTGGATCAAACAAAAAAGAGATTTTGCATATAAGATAATGGAGCAAATAAATGAACATTAAAGATATCACAGTTATTATACCTACATCTGTTATTCCAAGTCACCCAAGTACCGACATTATTGAAGAGACAATCAATACTATTCGTGTACATCTTCCAGACAATGAAATTATAATTCAGGTTGATGGTCTTAGAGACGAGAGGCTGGACTGGAAAGACAGATATGATGAATTTAAAAACAGACTCTTGTGGAAATCACTTCACGAGTGGACCAACGTTCTTCCAATAATATTTGATGAGCATCTACATCAGACAGGTATGATGCAAAGAACTATTGATTTAATTAAGACACCTACACTTCTTTATGTAGAGTCTGACACTCCACTAACTCCAGATTTACCTATTGATTGGCAAGCCTGTTTAGATATGATTGATTCTAATAAGGCTTTTACTATTAGATTTCATTTTGAGTCAGTAATACCAGAGCCACACTATCACCTTATGTTTAATGTAGAGGATGGGTTTTTAAAAACATTACAATGGAGTCAACGACCACACCTTAGCCTTGTCTCTTACTATAGGTCACAGGTGCTTAAAAATGTTCCAGAAAAAACTTTTATTGAAGATACTTTTCACGGATATGTTCAAGACCGCAAATGGGACAAAAGTAAACTTTGGATTTACTATCCAGATGAAGGAAAGAATATTAAGAGATCGTATCACTTAGATGGAAGGAATGGAACGCAGAAGTTTACATCTGATGATATTAGTTGGGGGTATACAGAATGAAGCTAGGAATGATTGTAAGGGCAGACAATACTGGTCTTGGTAATCAAACATATGAACTGACACAAATGTTAAATCCGTACAAAATTATGATTATTGATTTTACATCTTATAACGGTAATCAACAGCACTTTGAGTGGTATGCAGAACGTGACTATACTATATGTAAAGGCATTCCAACTGATGAAGAAATGAATAATTTTCTTGACGATATTGATGTTTTATTAAGTTGTGAAACATTTTATAATGATAATACCCCAGCACTTGCAAGAAAAAAAGAAGTAAGGACATATCTTCAGTATAACTATGAATTATTTGGAAACTTAAGGAGAGAGAAAAAACCTGTTGCGAATGTTCTTATATCTCCAAGCCCCTGGATGATTGAAAAAGTATATAATAGATTTTATAATTATGCAAAAGTTCTACATCTTCCTCCACCCACAAGACCAGAACTATTTGAAAAAGCACTAGAAGTAAATACATCAAAAGATCACAAGCGTATGCTACATATTGCTGGTAAAGCTGCTGCAAATGATCGTAATGGAACAGAAAGTGTTCTTGAAATGATGCGACACTCTAAGGCAGACTTTGAATTAGTCATAAAAAGTCAAACACCGATTAGCTCTAAAGGATTAGACTCACGCATCACTATTGAAATTGATAATGTAAAACATAGACAGGATATGTATACTGGCTTTGACGGTATGATCTTGCCTAGAAGATATGCTGGTTTATGTTTACCTATGAACGAAGCTTTGCTTAGTGGTCTACCAGTTTTTATGACAGACATTTCTCCAAACAATTTAATCCTTCCAAAAGAATGGCTAACTGTCTCTGAAGAGCTTGGGATAATGAGATTAGCTGCTCCTGTTATTTATTATGATGTTAATGCACAAAAGCTTGCAGAGAATATTGATTATTATATAGGAATGTCTGACAAGAAAAGTGAAAAGCAACGTGCATTTAATATTGGATATAAGTCATTTTCTCCAAACGTATTAAAGTCTAAATATTTAGAGATTTTAGGACAATAAAAAGTGGGCTACCGAAATAGCCCACCTTCTAGTGTTAGATTACTTCTTTGCAGTCTTAACTGCAGCAGCAACATCTTCAGCCGATGGGACACGACCAAATGCTGGATCGTTAGGGTTGACGTAGCGAATAGCTACTGGAAGCAATGCAGCCCAAAGTGCATTAGCAAGCTGCATTGGGTCTGTGACTCCTGCAGCATAGAGTGCGAGACCAGCAGCCAAGAGGCTGCGTCCGTATGATGCAAGTAGTTCTACTAATTGCTTTGTGTTCATTTTATTTCTCCTTGTTATTTGTTTCAGGTAGTAATTTTTGTAGTTCACGGTATGCGGTTAGAATATCTTCTAATCCATCATTATGTGGACTTGGTATTACCCTGCCATATTTGTCAAAGTATTCAAGTCGTGGACCTGCTTGTTCGACAAACTTATTTAAACCACTCTGAACATTTTCAATATATTCAAATGCCCATTCTCGTGATTCAGATAAAAATGTTACAAAGCCTTCTGTTTGTTCAATATTGTTTTCAAAAGGCTTGTCTTGTATATTATCCAGTATTATTTTATTATCAATAGTTAACTGAATTACTTTACCTGCTAAGTTTTTTGTAAGAAGCTTTTCTTTAGTAAGTAATCCTGTCAACGCTATAATTATTGTTGGCAATGTTGCAATTGCAATTAGTTCAATCACTGCGGTACTGCCTTTCGTGTTAACTGTACAATTGCACCATTATCTTCTAGTGCAGATTTTACTCTTACCATATATTCTACAGCAGCACGTTTGTCTGTGTCAAGTAGTTTCATAAACTTAATTTCATCTGCTACTAACTCAATCCAGCCAATACCCTCAGTATTATGCTCAACAATATCTAGCCCAAATCCCTTTGGTGCAGTAATTGAGTGAACGGCACGTTTCATTTCATCTGTATACATAATACCTCCTAATCGTTTGTTAGATTTTTCCAAGTCTCAGCCCAATCAGCTTTTGACCTATGCCTATTAAATTCTCGTGAGATCTTTCCATTTTCAAGATAGACTCCGCCCCAGACTCCCCAACCTTTTTGAGAGACTCCAGTAGCAAAACATAATCTTGCAACAGGACAGCCCGAACAAAGATTATCTATCCCTACTCTAAGATTAAGATCTTCTTCATATTTGTCAAAGAATAAGTTGGTATCATAACCTTCGCATCGTGCATCATTTTTCCAATTTTCACTTTGCATCATTCCCCACAAACTTATTGGGAATCTCCCAACCTTCATATTTAAGATCGTAGTTTTTCTGAACGAACCATTCTCCCTTACGGAAAACACCGTTTGGCTTCATCCATCCAGTTGGTGACTGTGTAATTTCTTTTACATTCCAGCCATCCCATAGAAGAGACTTATTGTTTTCTACAATGGTCTCCATTTGTTCTAGAGAGTTAATCTTCATTATCTTCTCCTATTGTGTATATTACTTTTTTAATTTCTGCCGCATCAATTACTGACTGGCATCGGATGCAAGGCTTGCTATCTCTATCTAGACCTTTGTTATTTACTCTGGCTACATAAATAATAGCACCCTTGACATTCCAATTTGCATCTCTGATTGCATCAACTTCTGCGTGAACAGAACAATGTGTTTTGATGTGCTCAGGTGATACATAATAAGGATTATTACGATCCTTGTTATAGCCTGTACCGATTACTCGTCCAGACTTTACTACTACCGCTCCGTGCATTCTACGAGACTTCGACTTCGAAGCAAAGTATCGTGCAACAGAAAGATAAGCTTTTTCTCTGTTACTCAGGTCATACTCCATTAGTATCTAAAAATCCCAACTTCAATATCTTTATCCTCTGCTTCACGCACAAGATCAGATGTAGATTCTTTTGGCTTGCTGAAGAATGCAAAGTAGTCTAGGGTATGGATAGCGTCCTTCAATGCCTTTGGTGGTAACTTAAATACTCTGGTACGGATGCCCTGAGCTTTTAGACTACGTTCTGTTATATTGATAAACTCCATTGCAAAGGCATTAGTCCTAGCAGGTCCAGCAGTATAAATAAAAAATTCTTCATCGCCCTCTTTGATTTCTGAAAGAGCAACACGCATTGCACGTAGGAATACATTGTAGTCCTCAAAGGCTCTCGTCCCCTGAATACCAACCTTCATTTTACAATCCTTCTTTTAGTTTCTCAACAATGAACATCATCTTGTTTAATTGTACCTTATCCATAGCCATTGTGTCAACCTCTCTGGCTGTATCTTTTTCAACTTCTCCATTTACTACATCAGCCATAAAGACACTGTTGTTCTTGATCCAATAGGCTTGGCTATCTACTATGAGTATACGTAGACTTACGCTGTCAAAGTGTTTGGTAGATTGTGTTGTTGCTTTTGGAAATGACTGATCTTCCGTAAACATTTTTTTTAATAATTCATTATTATTGCTTTGTGAAATAACAATCTTCAGTGGCTTTACCATATGCCCACTATTTTTTTGCAACCATCTGTATGTAAAAAACATAGTTGTTGCAGTAATTATTGAACCAAGAAAATATTCTAACATAGCACCTAATTAATTATACTACGATTGTTCTGTAATTGATTTAATTACTGCAAGAAGATTTAGTCGCATAGACTCTGGTAATGCCCAAATTGCTTCTGCATCGGATGCTTTATCTGTTAGAGTTACCGATGGGTTGTTTGCAGTAATATCCATAGAAATAAATCCATTTTCCCAAAGAAATATAATTTCTTTATACATCATCTGTATAACTTTGTCATAAACTTCTGGATCAATGTCTTTTAGTTTGTCTGTAAATTTATATAAAAAATCGCCAGACTCTGTGAGGCTTGCAACTTCTACTGCACCGCCAAGAATTAACTCATCAATCTTAGTAAGATTTTCATTCATTAGTTATCACCCTTCAATCGATTCTCAATAAGCTTTTCACGCTCGTCCACTAAGTCAAATGCAAATGTCAGCATCTTGGCTGATGCAACTGGATCGTTTTCAATCTTTCCAAAGTGGTGAGCACAAAAGAACAGATCTCCAGTTACTCCAGTAGCTTTAACGTATGCTTCTGAGTTACAGGCATCACATCTATCAGTTGCGGAAAGGATAAATTCTTTTGCTTCAGTCTCAATCATTGGGATCTCCTACTTATCAGTGGAATAAAAACCAGAGCCTTTAAAACTAACTCCTACATTAGAGTATACCCTAGTTAGTGCAGAATTGCAAGTGTCACAGATGTATCCAGGGTCATCCTCTGTCATCCCACGACTAACCGTTACGGTATTCTCACAGTCTTGACATCTATAGTCGTAATAAGCCATACTAATCCTTAAAAAGTAATCCCCCCAGAAAAATCTAGGGGGAATACTATTATACTATAAAATTGCTATTTATCCAATAGCTTTCCAAGTATTTGGACCAACAATACCATCAGCTGTTAGACCATTTTTCTTTTGAAAAGCAGCTACTGCGTTCTTTGTATTAGGACCAAAATCTCCGTCTGCAGTGATCTTAAGTTTCTTCTGTAGATACTTAACGTCTGCTCCTTTAGACCCAACCTTAAGAGTTGCACGTGCCTTTGGAGCAGCTGCAACAGGTGCAGGTGTAGCTACTGCATCTGGCTTTGGTTCAGTTACTGGTTCTGCAACTGTTGAGTGTGCTGGCATTTCTTGTACAGGAGCATCTACTGGTGTAACAAGTGGTGCTGTAGCTACTGATGCTTCTAGATCCATTAGTGCTTTGAAAAATGCAACAGGCTCAATAAAGTTCTTGCCATTATCGTTCCATACCCACTTCTTGCCCTTCTGGAGTTCCCAGTGAAGGTGCTTCCCAGTTGACATACCAGTTGTACCCATTTTGCCAAGTGGGGTTCCAGCAGTAATTGCTTGTCCCTTTTTAACCTTAATAGATCCATTCTTCATATGAGCATAGAGTGTTACGTATCTTACTCCATTAATGCTGTGAGCAATTGTTACTGAATTACCAAAACCATTTGGATTATTTCCAACGTTGATAACAGTACCATCGTAAGGGGCTTCGATCCAACAAGGTTCGTGCTTAGAAACAATATCTGTTCCATTGTGATGTTTCTTTACTTTTTTGATTGGATGAACTCTCCAACCCATAAGGGAAGTAACTTTCCAGTCTTTCCCAGGTTTCCCATCAATGGGGAATTGTGTTTTTGCCATAGTTATATGACCTCCTTATATACAAGTATACCAGGATTCTTTGTGTCCCCCCACAGATTCGAACTGTGGACCCACAGATTAAAAGTCTGTTGCTCTACCAACTGAGCTAGAGGGACTGGGTGCGGAAATAGTAGGATTCGAACCTACGGTAGAGTTTCCCCTACTCGTCATTAGCAGTGACGTGCTTTAGACCTCTCAGCCATATTTCCGAGCCACCTCAGAGATTCGAACTCTGCACCTACGCATTACAAGTGCGTTGCTCTACCAAATGAGCTAAGGCGGCTTTGCGATCCTGACCAGACTTGAACTGGCGACCCCTACCGTGACAGGGTAGTGCTCTAACCACTGAGCTACAGGACCTTTGCTCCCCCTCCTGGGATCGAACCAGGGACCTTAGAGTTAACAGCTCTCTGCTCTGCCTCTGAGCTAAGGAGGAATAGACAAACCCTCTTAAGTTATATACCTATTATACAGGAACCTAAGAGGGGTGTCAAGTTACTATCTTGGATCTGGTGTGTTTGCGGCGAATGCATCGTTGATTTCTGTCTTTGAAAGCTTACCATCATTTAGGTAGCTACGAGAAAGATCCTCAACAACATTTGCAACTCCCATTACACCTGCAAGAATTGCAGTCTGTACGGTGTCAATTCCGATGATTGCACCAGCACCAACGGTTGTTAATGCTGAAACTAGGAATAGTGCGACCATTCTTCCGATGATGCTCATTGTTGTTTCTTTATCCATATATATCACTCCTTCCCTTTATTTTTTGGATTGCGTAGTCTGAATGTTATTATCCAAACTGAGATAGTTATTAAGATTAGATATCCTGTTAACTCTCTGGCAGACCCTTCTAGTACTAGCCAGGCGATTGCCATACCTAAAAGTGTCCAAGATTGCTCAATCATATCTTTGAGTAAATCTGCAAAAAATTTCTTCATTTATATCCTCCTTAGCGATGCGGAAGACATTGCTGACATTGTGCTAATTTGTGCTACTTGTCCGACAATGACTGCTGCAACAATTGTTTTCTTTGCAGATTCACGTACTTTTGGACTTATGTCCGATCCTACGTTTCCTGCAAAGTTAATCAAATCTGTTAATCCCTGAGCAATATTACCAACAATTGGAATTGCCAATAACTCTTCATCAAGAACAATGTCGTCTGCTTGTGCAACAAAAAATATTGCGTCTAGGGCTTCTTCATATTCTTGAGACCCTGGCTCAGATGTGTTTAAGGTTTCGTATGCTTCGCTCATAATTTGGACTACTTCTTGTGCTGTTAGATCTTGTGGAGATTCTGATAGAAGTTCTTCTGTTGTTGGTTCTTCTATTACCTCTTCAGTTTGTGGGTCTACTTTAATAGGAACTTCTGGCTCTACTGGAGGATCTATTGGTGGCTCAGGGTCCACAGGAGGCTCTGTAGGCTCTTCAGTAGGCTCTACAGTTGGTTCTGGTGTAGGTTCTACCGTAGGCTCTGGTGTAGGTTCTACCGTAGGCTCTGGTGTAGGCTCTACAGTGGGTTCTGGGGTAGGCTCTATTGTTGGCTCAGGTGTTGGTTCTGGTGTTGGAGGAACGACTGGAGGCTCTGTTACCTGAGTAAATCCTGCTTCTTCTAGACTAACAATACTTCTGTCGTGTAGACGAGCACCAGTTCTTAATTGAGCTTGTTGGCTCCAGTCTGTTCCATTCATTGTATATGTTAATTCGTATGAGCTATCTGTTCTTTTAATTGCTGTAACTGTAATGTTTGTTGTATCTGGCGTTCCTTGATTCCAAATTGGTCTAGCTGAAATAGCTATTTGAAATCCTGCATCGCTAACTGTAATAATTAAATGTTCATCTGCTCTAGTTTGTGGGTATACAACCCAGTCCATTGACATAATTGATAGTGATGGTGTCATTGGGTAATCAGAATAAGTACCGTCGGGGGTTCCGAATGTTATTGTTGAGTTTGTAGTTGCATAAATCGTTGAGTATTCTACTCCATCAAATACGATTGGTGTTGCTAGTGGAATTCTGTAGGATGAATCATCTCCACCACAAGTATTGAATGTTGCTACCTCGCCAGACGCAGGGGTATAAATTTCGTGATCATACACGCACCCTTCAGCTCTTGCAGGTACGGCAAAGGCAACAACAATGTAAATTGTCATTAAAAATATAAGACTCAAATACGAGACTAATTTTTTGATTTCCCTTCACTCCTTTGTTAAACCTGGGGAAGCTTAACTATCTAATTATACCATTTTATTGCAAAAGAAAAGGGCTACCAAAGTAGCCCAATCTTTTATGTAATAGGCTAGAACTGCCAATCTTCGTCGGTTGTACTCTCGTGCTTCCCAATTACATAAGAAGAGCCTGAACCAGAAAAGAAGTCGTGGTTCTCGTCTGAGTTTGGTGACAATGCTGAAAGAATGGCAGGATTTACTGTGCAGGTTTCCTTGGGGAACAGTGCATCAAAACCTAGATTCATTAGAGCCTTGTTTCCATTGTAACGGAGGAACGCTTTAACATCCTCTGTAAGACCCATTGGATCGTAGAGATCTGCAGTGTACTTGGCTTCGTTGTCATACATTTCCATAAGAAGTGTGTAAGCAAATGACTTAATTTCTTCTTGTTCAGCCTCTGGCAACTTATTAAATGCCTGTTGGAACTTGTAGCCAATGTAGTATCCGTGTACAGCCTCATCACGGATAATGAGACGAATAAGGTCTGCAGTGTTTGTAAGCTTTCCACGGCTTGACCAATACATTGGAAGATAGAATCCTGAGTAAAACAAAAACGACTCAAGAAGTGTTGAAGCAATCTTACGTTTAAGTGGATCTGTTCCGTTGTATCGCTCTAGAACGATCTCAGCTTTCTTCTGGAGGTAAGGGTTATCCTCGCTCCATCTGAATGCCTCGTCAATTTCTACGGTTGATGTGAGTGTAGAGAATACACTTGAATATGACTTAGCGTGTACTGATTCCATAAATGCAATGTTTGTTAGTACTGCTTCTTCGTGCTGAGTAGTTGCATCAGGGATTAGGCTGACTGCTCCAACTGTACCCTGAATTGTGTCAAGCATAGTTAATCCAGTAAATACACGCATTGTTAGAGTCTTTTCGTCCTCGTGTAATGTTGCCCACGACTGAACATCATTTGCAAGTGGAACCTTTTCTGGTAGCCAGAAGTTTGCGGTAAGCCTATTCCAAACCTCAAGGTCTACCTGGTCTTCAATTTTATTCCAGTTAATTGGTCTTGTTATCATTTTGCCTCCTAAAGCATACAGCTTACGCACTCTTCAACATCAGTTCCTTCTAGAGCCAACTGTCGAATGCGAATGTAGTAAATTGTTTTGATACCCTTACTAAAAGCATAAATCTGTGCTTTGTTAATATCACGAGTTGTTGCGGTGTCCTTAAAAAACAGTGTAAGAGAAAGTCCCTGGTCTACGTGTTGCGTTGCAGCAGCGTATGTATCAATGATTTTCTCTGGTCCAATTTCATAGGCATCGGCAAAGTATTCACGGTTATCGTTTGTAAGGAATGGTGCAGGGTAATAAACACGACCAAGCTTTCCTTCCTTACGAATCTCAATCTGAGAAGCGATAGGGTGAATAGATGATGTTGAGTTATTGATATATGAGATTGATCCTGTAGGCGGTACTGCCTGAAGGTTCTGGTTATAGATACCGTGCTTCTTCACAGACCTAGCAAGTGTTTCCCAGTCGTGTTGTGTTGGAATATCAATCTTTGAATCTATAAATAGCTTGGCAATTTTTTTAGTAACTGGCTTCCATTCCTGCTCAATGTATTTTGTAAAGAACTCCCCAGTTGCATACTTTGACTTTTCAAATCCATCGAATGGACTTCCAGTCTCTTTGGCAAGCTTATTAGATGCCTTAAGGACGTGGTACAGAACAGTATAGAAGTAAATATTAGTAAAGTCAATACCTTCTTCAGAGCCATAGTGAATCTGCTCACGACCAAGGTAACCGTGTAGGTTCATCTGTCCTAGACCAATAGCACGAGACTTTTTGTTACCCTCAGCAATTGACATAACAGACTCAATATATGACATATCTGCAACTGCTGTCAATGCACGGATAGAAGTTTCAATAGTCTTTTCAAAGTTCTGACCATCCATAACTGCAGCGATGTTTAGTGAGCCAAGGTTACAAGAAATATCCTTACCAATATTGTCGTAGCTCAAGTCTGCGTTGTACGTTGTTGGTGTGTTTACCTGAAGAATCTCAGAACAAAGGTTAGACATATTGATGCGACCATCAATTGGGTTGGCATCGTTTACTGTGTCTTCATAGACAATGTATGGATACCCTGACTCAAACTGAAGTTCAGCAATACGTTCAAACAAGACACGAGCCTTGATCTTGGTCTTACGAATCTCAGGGTTATCAACCATCTCTTGGTACTTTTCAGTAACTGAGATATCGCTCATAGGCAATCCATAGATACGCTCAACGTCGTATGGTGAGAAGAGGTACATATCTTCGTTAGTCTTAGCAAGGTCAAGAGTTACGTTTGGAATAACAACACCAATACTAAGAGTCTTGATACGCATCTTCTCGTCTGCATTCTCACGCTTGGTATCTAGGAAGTTAAGAATGTCTGGGTGATGTGCGTTTAGGTACACTGCCCCAGCCCCCTGACGAGCACCAAGCTGGTTAGCGTAGGAGAATGAGTCTTCGAGAAGCTTCATTACTGGAATGACCCCAGAAGACTGGTTCTCAATCTTTTTGATCGGAGCACCTGCTTCACGAAGGTTTGTGAGGTTTAGTGCTACACCACCACCACGCTTTGATAGCTGGAGTGAGGAGTTAATTGCACGAGCAATTGATTCCATATTATCCTCAATACGGAGTAGGAAGCAAGAAACAAACTCTCCCCTCTGTTTCTTAGCAGCATTGAGAAATGTTGGTGTAGCAGGTTGGAAACGCCCAGAGATGATCTCGCTAACTAAAGATGTCGCAAGAACCCTGTCTCCCTGTGCAAGCATTAAAGCAGTCATACATACACGATCCTCAAATCGTTCTAGATAGCGTGAGCCATCAAACGTCTTGAGTGCATAGGAAGTGTAGAACTTGTATGCCCCCAGGAATGTTGGAAAGCGAAACTTCTGTGCGTATGCTTGTTGGAATGCTGACTTAATAAATGGAAAATCATATAAGTCCAAGACTGCTTTATCATAATATTCATTTTCAACTAAATAATCTAGCTTCTCTTCAAGGCTGTGGAAGAAAACAGTATTCTGGTTGACGTGATCAAGGAAGTAAGCCTTTGCTGCCTCCTTGTCTTTATTAAACTGAATCTGACCATTCTCGTCATAAAGATTCAGCATTGCATTTAGTTCGTGGTAACTGTAGTTACTTATCATCTAGCATCGCCAGCCTTTCATTAATTGTATTTACATCTTCTTCTGTGCCGAATATTTCTACCCTGCCTATAATTGGTACGCCTGTCTTAGCTGCAATCATTTCTGCAGCCTTGCAGTAGTGTTCTCCAAAGTTTGTGTTTCCTAATCCAACAACGCCAATAATTTTATCTCTGTTGCTTGCTACGTTGAGAAAGGAACGGACTTGCTTTGGAATAGCGTGTCCTTCATTTCCACCACCATAAGTTGGAACAAATAATACAAACTTATTCTGCACCAGTATGGGGTCATTAGAATCACTTATCGGAATTCTAATTGAATTTAAATCTAATTTATCTACAAATCTTTTGGTGTTTCCAGAATAGTTAGAAAAATAAACAATGTCAAAGCTCACGTCTTGCTCCTAAATTAAATTGAACTGATCAAGATAGCCCTTGACATCATTTGGTATGGATTTATATTCTATCACATCTTTAGGACGATCCGCAATAGCATTCTTTGGTTTTTGTTTAAACGTATGAATCTCTACCTCAAGGTTAAGGTCTTTTGGTGTGTGTGAGATAGCACCAAAGACAGCTCCACACACAGCGTCTGCAAGGTCTTTAGATTTCTTGCGAGGATGGTCAACCCTATTGTTTCTCATAATTTTAAGCTCTGTTAATTCTTCAAATAAAAGATCAATGGATGGCATAGCGAGACGCTCTTCATAAATAAGCATTGCCATATCTTCATAGTGCTTCTTGGCAACTGAAACAGTTTCTGTTCTAATGCCAACTTGTTTAAGTTCATTCTGGATATCAAATGATTGCCAGCGGTCAAAGCTTACCATACCCAGATTAAATCCTACACGACGAAGGTTTTGAATCCACTGCTTGACTTCTGAAAGGTTAACTGGACCTTCTACCTTTGGCTCCCACCACGCTACAGCATCTACTACAACTACTGGTGCTACTTGCTGGTAATCTTTAATCACTTGAATATTTACCCACTTATCTACGTGAGCAATTGCCACAGCACACTTGTCGTGTCGTTGTGCGAGGTCGGCGTGGACGTAATAAATCTTATCTGGATCTGGCACAAATGTCTCGTCAAAACGACGATTGTTGTCTAGCGGATTACGAAGTGTCATTGCACCTTGAACCTTCTCAATCTGCTTAAAAAATGCATCTGAGCTATAGGTAGGTACACAGGCAAATCGCATCATAGCGTCTCCAAGGTCCGTATAGAATGCTAATTTAAAGTCGTCAACCTTACGAGTAGGGTTTACTACCCACGTTGGTCTCTTTACTGCAAACATACCAGGATACTTATAGTTAATGATTGTATCTTCATCCCACGAAATTTCTAGAGTGTTTCCATCTGCATCTTCTGGAAGGTCTGGATTCATAATAAACTTATGAGTCTTTGTAATAATTTCTTTATCCATAATCACATCATCATATCGTTGTGAGATAAAGTCTCCAGGATAGCGAGGGAATGATAGTAGTGCTACTTTCCCTAAGTCTGGAAAACGAGAGTCTACAGAGGCACGGAAGGCTTTGTAGATGTTGTCTGCGGTCTTGCCCTGGTCGTTGCCAGTATTTGTTTCTTGTGCAAAGCCAGAAATTTCATCAAGTACGGCAAGGATAAGGTTTAGACCCTCGTGAGATTCTCTTTCAGAGTGACCAGAGTAAACAGTGATAGCATCATCAAACTCAATACTATCTACCTTTGCGTAAAACTTGCCAGCAAACCAAGGAGAGCGTTCGATCTTTGTTTTAAATCCTTTGAAGAAAACGTTCTTAGCCTGTTGTGCGTTGATAGCCACGTTAATAATATCAATAGCATCGCCAGATGGCTTTCCAAAGTAACGAGCTGGATCTTTAAGGCATAATAGTTTATATACAATGTAGGCACACGCTACAGTAGATACGAAGTCTTTACCACTACCCTTACCAAGCTGAAGAATAATCTCATTCTTGGTGTACTTCTTGTAATAGCGTGTACCTTCTTCTGTACCCATAATATCAATTAGGTCTTCAAGCTTATAGATCTGGCTCATAGCCTCTACAATGTCATACTGAATTTGAGATAGTGGTGGCTGTCCAAGGTATGCCTCACCCTCAACAAACGTCTTAGCGTCTACTGGCGTTTCCTCAAAGTTGTTATCTTTTAAAACTTCAAAGAAATCATCAAACATCTCTGACAACAGTAATCACCTCGTCATTGCGTGATACCTCAGATAGTCTACGCATAATCTTGTCACGCACCTCTGGATGTTCTGCAGCAATGTCTTTAAGGATATCTTTAAGAATGTCTTGCCTACGTTCAATCTCAAGCATCTCTTCTGCCAGTTCTTTATTTTCAAGCAGTCCAGCTTTTTGTAGCATATCAATACGCCTAGACTCAATGTCCAAGACTAACTTAATACCTGCGGTCTTTGCACCTAAATTAGCAAGCGTAGTTGCATCGTCAATAACCTCATATGCTTTACTGATTAGTTTATTATAGTGAGTGTCTGCAGCAACAAGTGCTTCCTTTGCACGAGCACGAATTAACGCATTATCTGCAGCCATAAGTTGCCACTCTTTAATATGAGCAACAACTTTTTGACGAGGAATCGATAGTTCTTTTGAAATCTGGGTAGGTTCATTGCCCTGTAGATACTTTTCAACAACCTTGTTTACTTCGTCAAGGTGTTCTACTGTAAGATCTTCAAACGACACTTAGCTTAACCTTCCTTGGTCTACGTTTTGGAATACGCTTTATACGGTCAATAGAGAATGAACGGTATGCCCCTGTTCGTCCTCTCCACGTCTCAAAACAATCTACCCACACAGCACCGTTCTTGGGGTTAGTGGTAATGGACTCAAATTTAAATTTAGTTCCATATTCTCCAGCAACTTTAATTAAGTCCCCACGCTCAATTACAAAATTGCCAAATGGCATCTCATAGACACGTTCATAAGGATCTTTAATCATAGTCTTATTATACTCTGTCTTGCGAAGTCTAGCCACGGTATTCTCCTTGTAGTCGTTTGATTTCATCTTGAATATAGAAGATAGCTTTTTCAAGATCTTGGATGGTCTTTGATTCGTCCTTAATGCCAGCTCTCCAAAGATACTTAAAAGCATTCCCAATGTTAAAGGTGCGGTGACGTGTAATCTCAATACACTCAACACCACTAGGATCCTTTGTATAGTGTGGTGGATGGTTAACTTGGTCTACCGTGATTTTAAGGTTTTCACTCATCTTTTACTCTTTCTTAGTCCAAACTTTGCAAGGTATACATAAATTGTTTCAACGCTAGTGCCACACTCTTTTGCAATATCTTCTGGAGTCTTGCGATCAAGGTGGTAGCGTTTGCGAAGCCACGCCTCGCTTTGATATAGTTTAGCAGCCATAAGTCTATTTGTCAACCTTTTCCCAATTGTGGATAGCCCAGTGACCAATTCCGATAGCGTCTGCCACGTCATTATCACTAATAGACTTATTATAATACGTACCAACATAACGTATTGTTTTTTGTTTTCTAATTTCACGTTCTTGCCCCTTATACCAAGACTCGGATTTGTTAGGATTCTCTTTGCGAAGTTGTTGTTTTTCTACCGCCGAGAGTTTTGTGTTGCCAATAAATGATTGCCAAGTAATTGGATTAACTGATCCAGCAATCTTTATGCCATTAATTTGAGCTGACCCAAGCATCGCTCCTTGAACAAGTGCAAGATCTGCAGCAGTCTTAGGGCTGTTAATAAATACCGTGTGCTCAATAATAATAGAATCAATATTAAATTGTTTAAAGAAAGATAGACACTTCTTTGCAGCATCTCCAACTTTTTCATATGCATTACGACCAGTAAAATTAATCTTGCCAAATCTAATTAAAGACTTGTCCTCAAAAATAGCAAAGGCTAGGCTGTTTGTGCTTGCATCAATTGAGCAAACTGTTTTTGGTTTTGGATTAATTAAGCTCAATTTTACCATCGGCTATCCCCTTTAACTCTTTTAATATTTTATTTACTTCTGAAGGATTAATATCGCATATGGAGCAGGTTTCTTCATCATTATAAATAGATAGTTTTGATCCGCAATTTTTGCATTTTCTGTTCTTTCGAGAGGGCTTTTGCAAACGATTTCTAGCATAGCGTTCAGCTATTTTCTCTCTAGTTGCGTGTTCCCTACAGTCAGCAGAACAATATATCTGATAAGATACATTTGGTTTAAATTGGTTATCACACCATTGACAATGCTTCATTGATTGGCTCCATAGACTTTATTTGTAGCGTCCCTGGACCAGCGATATCACAAGTTGACCTTACTGGACAAGTCTTGCAAATCTTCGAATTTGATCGGTAGTTCTTGGTGGGAAGAGTTTTATTCTCCCAAGCACTACGAACTTCTCTCATCCAATCAAATGTACTGTCTACCCACCCTTTAAGATAATCGTTTAGTACTACTGGAAGGACAAGCAACTCGTGGTTATTCTTGTTCTCATAGATTAGTACTGCACGTTCTCTCCCCAGAATTTTCATATAGATAAGCAACTGTACGAGGTGACCAAGCTTTGGTTTCCCTGCTGCTTTTCGATATTCGAATCCTTCGTTTGGCATTGTTTTAATTTCGCCAAGCAAATCTTCTCCACCCCACTTGAGGATTACGTCACCGTAACCAAAGATAGGTGGGTCCTGACTTGTAATTTTAAACTCAGAGTCAACGAGCAGGTCTGGCACATTTGCCATAGCTGACTGGATACGTTCGTGCGACTTGGTTCCAGCAGTCATATTAGCTCCGCCATATGCATCTGCATTGTCTGTAAATGTTGCACCCTCAAAGGCAATGTACCAGTAACGAGGACACTCTCCGTGGGAGAATGCAATTGTACTAGGTGCAAAAGTTTTCTTCTGCTGGTGCTTGTCAACACGGTTAATAATGTATCCGTGCTGAATCTTTTTAATAAGCTCGTCAGTATCTAGGAATGATCTTTTCTTATCTGATGCACCCTTGAGCATAACTTGGTTTAGTAAATTTTTAGTCATAGTATGTTTAACGAGTAATATATTTAAGTGCAGCAACAAGTTCATTAATTGAACTAGCAGCAGTAAAATAAATATTCTTCTTCGCTCTATCTCCCTTATCTACGTTAGCCATCCAAGTAGCCTTGAATGACATTTTAGCAGCAATGGCTTGCAAGCGAACGATCTCAATAGAGGCTACCTGTGCAGGAATCTCTGGCTTGAAAATAACCTTTGCAATAAACGTGAGGGCTTCAGTAAGCTCTTCATCGTTCATAAAGTCAGCGATCTCAGTGAGACCATTGACTCGTTCTAATGTTGTTTTTGTTTCTTCCATTGTTTCCAATTTCTACTATCCTTCTATTATACACTACTCTGATGATTCAGTCAATTGTTCTAGGATACCCAGCTCAATGACTGCTAGTCTTACTTTAGAATTACCCTCGCCAAGTACAATAATAATTGCTGGGTCTTTGTTACCACGTATTGCGTCAGTCGTAGCTTTAGCCCAAACCTCCCTATTGATAGTAAATGATTTCGATACTTCTTTAAAGTCAACAACAAACTGTCCCCAAGTAGCATCACCTTTGGTCGTATTACGTCCAGAATTTTTATGTTGTTTCGCACCGATTCTTTTACTTTCGTTCTTCTCGCTCATAATTACCCTTACTTTTTTTAGTGTTAAGATCAACTTTGCTAAGGTGTCCTTCTGGACATAGCCAAGTTAACTCTTTTAACGTCCAGTACCATCTAATTGACGATACTTCTGTTTTGCAGGTATGACAATTAAACTTACCTTTGTGAACATCATACTTAGCTGACATTTAGCTGGTCCTCAATAGATTTACGGAAGTCGTCATTTTCCTTGACATAGTTAATAAATGCTTCCCTGCCCTGAACTTTTTTATCTTCCGATACAATGTACCAAGCACCTGTACGAGATACAATACCTGCCATCTCAGCGGTGTCCACAAGGTCACCAACGCTGTCAATTCCTACCCCATCCCCACGGAAGTAAAAGTCATATTCACCGCTCTGGAAGCCTGGAGAGGTCTTAGAGAACTGTAATTCCCACTTGACCTTGCGACCAATCTTTTGTTCAATTAGTTTATCTCCTATGGGAATTTTGCCCTTGATGGCTTGATTATCCGACTCCGAACTAAACAACTTAATGACTGTTGATGAATAGAATTTAGTTGCTTGTCCACCTGTAGGCTGTTGCTGTGTGTACATAGCACTAATGTTGTTTCGTGACTGAGAGATCAGGACGAACAGTGTTGGCTTGACTTTGTTGTTAGCATAGTTAATCATCTTCCAGGCGTTGCTAAAGTCTCGTGACTCAGCACCAATCTGCTTAGTGTTCTCAAGTTGCTTGAGTTCGTCAGAGTCTTTTTCAAAGTAGATAGCAGGAAGTAGTGAGGTAATTGAATCAACTACCACTAGGTCTACACCTGCATTAATTAGTGCTGTGCCTACGTCTACCATCTCGTTAATAGTACGAGCCTGTGAGACAATAAGGTTTTCTGTATCTACCCCAAGTTTCTTCGACCACGCTTCGTCGTATGACATTTCTGCATCGATCCAAGCACAGAGTTTGCCTTCTGCCTGTGCAAGACCAACCATCTGAAGACATAGAGAAGACTTTGCCGAAGACTTGCTTCCCCAAATAAGAACTTGACGACCATATGGCAACCCACCGCCTAGAGCACGGTTGAGTCCAAAGCTGGGAGTGGGCTGAAAGTCTGTCTTAAACCCTGCACCATTAGACAAGCGTTTGCGAATTCTTGGGTCTAGCTGTGCTAGTGCCTCTTCCATTGTTGTCATTATTCAGCCAACTTATCGATCTTGTCTGGTACATATCCTGCCCAACTATCACTACCTGCAACAACTACAGGGGCTGAACGATATCCAAGTGAGATTAACTTGTCAAGAGCACTAACATTATTAGTGATGTTGATTACCTCGTAAGGAACATCTAGCTTGTCAAGGTGACGCTTAGTTGCTTCACATTGTACGCAATTGTCTTTTGTATATACTGTTACTGTCATTAGAACTTTACTCCGTGCTTTTCTGGTCGGGACTTATTGAAAGTCGTCTTTTTTTCAAATGCATCGTCAAGCGATACGTGTGTGTATTCGTGCTCCACTAATCCAGCATACAGGTCAAGTGTGCGGATAACAATATCTGCCATTTCATCTGCTACATCTTCTGGACCCTTTGACTTGCGAATAGCTTCCATAACTTCAACTGCTTCTGACACAATCATCATTAACTGTTTAGCCATAAATATATCTTTTTGCTCCTGTGATGCATCTTTAATTACATCCCAGAAACCTTTCTCTACTGCAATCTCGTGCAGGTGTTTTGTTACTTCATCAAACATCGAATACATCCTCCATAATTGTTGTTCCATCTTTGGTCTTACCCAAAGAGAATTTATATACATTGCCTTCCTTGATCTTCATATATGCTTTAGGAAATGAAGTTGGAAAGATTGTGATTGAGTGCAGTTCTCGTGAAGAGTCTGCCACCACCATTGATGCCATCTTTTTACCAGCCTTAGTGATACGTGGTCTGAATGACACAACCATTAATTGGTCGTCTGTATAGGGTAGCATACGGTAGTTAAGAATCTTTACAAGACCTGAATCATTACCCTTAATTTCATCCGCAGGGATTGCTGTAACAATACGATTGTCACTTGCAAGAATAAGGTATGTACGTCCTGCCTCAACCTTAGACTGTTCTTCGTCAAAGATACCGATAGCCCCTGTCTTATCTAGTACCTCTACTCGTGACCAGCCTTTGCCTCGTTTGATACCCTTGACAATACCCATAATAACAAAAGCTCCCTTTTCCTCATACTCCTCAACGTCATTAATAAATGCGTGATAGTGCTGTGGAATTGATGTGTTGAACTCTGGTAGGTTTAAGTACTCGTACAGGTTCTCACGAATCTCTTCATCATTACGAGGCTGGTCAGGGAATGTAGCAGCACCAATTAGTCTTAGTGCTGACAATGCACGAGAGTTGACTCCGTTACCCTTGCCAAACGAGAACTCTTCTAGTTCTTTGTAAGAGTTAAAGGGGCGAGCAGCGATATACTTTTCTGCAATGTTATCACTAATGAACTTGATACCACTAAGACCAAACCGAATACCCTTGCCCTCAATCTTGAAGTCAGCATCTGAATCATTAACGTGTGGCAACTTAATTGGGATACCCATACGCTTTGCTTCGATAAGGTACTCTGTGCGAGCATCCTTGTCTTTTTCGTTCTTGAGAAGTGCAAACATAAACTCAATTGGGTAGTGATACTTTAACCAAGCGGTCCAGTAAGAAAGTGTTGAGTATGCTACGGCGTGTGACTTATTAAAAGAGTAACCTGCGTGAGCCTCAAAGTCGTGCCAAAGTTCTTCTGCTTGGAAGGTAGTTACATATCGAGAAGCTCCTCTTACAAACTGATCTTTATACACGTCAAACTCACGAGCATCTTTCTTTTTACCAATAATCTTACGAACTTTATCAGCCTCTGCCATTGTCATACCGCCAAGATTTGTACAAGCAATCATAACCTGTTCTTGATATAGAACACATCCATAGGTCTCGTCTGTAAACTCTTTCATAACACTGTGAAGATAGGTAATCTTTTGCTTGCCGTGTTTACGAGCAATGTAATCTTTACCAATTGTATTCATTGCACCTGGACGGACTAGAGCATTAGAAGCAGCAAGTTCTGCAAAGTTCTTTACACCCATTTTTACAAGTAGATTAGTGTATGGTGTTGCTTCACACTGAAAGACACCTTTAGTAAATCCGTTAGAAAGCATATCGTAAACATTCTTATCATCCATATCAATCTTTAGAAGATCAATGTCTTTGCCACTACGGTCTTTAATAATTGCAAGTGTGTCTTGTAGAACAGAAAGAGTTTTTAGACCAAGGGCATCAATCTTAATAAGACCGATACGCTCTGCCTCTGTCATATCTACTGCAACAACAGGGATACGCTCTTTAGTTCCTGGTGCTGTGCGAGTTTCCATTGGAGCAAACTTAAAGATAGGCTCTTTGGATGTAACAACACCTGCAGCGTGGATGCCAGTACCACGGATACGACCACGCAGTTGCTCTCCATATAATTCAATCTCTGGATACTTCTCACGGAACTCTGCTGTAGATGATGAAGAGCAGTAGTCTTCCCAAGTATCTACAAGCTTCATAACCTTATTAACGTCAGGAAGAGGGATGTTTAGCACACGAGCAATGTCTCGTACCACACCCTTATCTTTGAACTGCAAGAACGTAGCAATAGAAGCAACGTGACGATACTGACGAACCAAGTAATCTTTAACTTCTTCACGGCGTGTATCTTGGATATCTGTATCAATATCTGGGAAGTCATTACGTTCTGGATTAATAAATCGGAAGAATAGCAAGCCGTGTATGATAGGATCAATGTCAGTGATGCCAAGTGAATAGCACAAAAGCGAACCAGCAGATGAACCACGTCCTGGTCCAACCATAATGCCTTCCTTCTTTGCCCAAGAAATCATAGACCGTACAACTAAAAAGTATGGACCAAAGTTCTTATCCTTGATAATCATCAGCTCTTCGTTAAGGCGGTCAATATATTCCTGGTTCTGGTCTAGTCCCTTAGCCTTTAAGCCCTCTAGAGCGAGGCTGAGGAGCTCTCCGTCAGGGTCCTGGTACTGCACAGGAAGCAAGTCACGGTAGTCCTGGATATCATAATCCTCAATCTTGTTTACGATCTCAAGAGTTGCTTCGTACATATCCTCACGGTCAATACCCTGAGCCTTCATTGCATTGTGCATCTCTTCATCTGACAAAAGGTGAATGTCAAACTTGTTAAATGACATCTGGCGGTCAGCCCCGTAGAGGTAGTCTAGCTTGTCCATAAGGTTATCATACTTCTTTGTACCGTTATATGTTGCATCTCCAACAGTTTTATTTGAGTATGAGTTAAGGATTAGTTTAAGTTCCTGGATTTCTTTCTGGCTCTTATCGGAGTGGTGGCAGTCAGGTGTAACAACAGGTGTAATACCAAACTCGTCTGCAAGCTCAAGCAACATCTTGTTTACTTCTGCAGGATTGTGAGGCATTACCTCAATGTAGTAGTCGTCACCAAAAGTATCCTTACACCACTTGATGTGTTCCTTGGCATAGGCTAGGTTGTCTGATTCGATTGCCTTAGCCAATACCCCAGACAAACAGCCAGAAGTAATAACAAGCCCCTCTTTGTATTGTTCAAGAATCTTCCAATCAATACGAGGCTTCTTGTAGAATCCTTCTGTCCAAGCAAGCTCATTAAGCTTATTTAAGTTCTCTAGACCTATAGTGTTCTTTGCAAGAATAATAAGGTGATTATAGTTAAGATCTAGGGGGTCGTGCTTATATTTTTTATCTGTGTGGTCTAGGCGATCTTTAGTGATGTACCCCTCAATGCCAAGAATTGGCTTGATGCCAGCTTCTTTAGCAGAGCGATATAACTCACGGTGTCCTGAGAGACTTCCGTGATCTGTGATTGCAATTGCTGGCATACCCAGCTCTACCGCACGATCCACATATTCCTGTGGGGTAGCTATTCCGTCAAAGAGACTATAGTGTGTATGAACGTGTAGCCCAGCGTAACTCATAAGATCCTTATGTTAGAGGTGAAAGTTTAAGTTGGGCAGATTATAGTGATGCCCAGCACTATGGATATTACCAGTCAGTATTAGTTGCTGAGGTAATTGATGGAGCATCAAAACCGAAGTAGAATGCTTCCTGTTCAGCGTAAGGAATCTCACGAAGAACGTTTTCCAAGTTGTGGAACTCGTGTGTTGACCAGTCAAAAGGCTCTGTGTCAGGTCCCTTTGGAAGAAGTGTGTAACTTGTTTCAGTTCCCTGACCGTTACGCTTGATCTTCCAAACAACATTTGAAATACCCTTGGTGTCGTCAAAGTACTCCATCAATGTGGGTACAGCAGACTGCTTTGAAATACCCTGTGACCATACAGCCACGTAAGGGTCTTCAAGACCGTCTTCAACGAGGACGTTGCAATAGAAGCGGTTACGTGCTCTCCAGCCAGACTTAGGCTCCTTACGAGCCATTTCACAGCCGTAGCAGCGACCTTCCGAATCCACTGTACAAGCAGCTTTACGCTTGTAGTCCTTTGGGTTGGTGTGCTCTGCAAATACACAAGCCTCTCCACGACTTTCATCGTAGTAGGGTGAATCTGCATCTAGTTCTTCTACGAAACGAATCGCAGCAGACTGTCCGTCAGCAAGCTTAAGCCAACGAACTTTTGTTCCTTCGAACTTTGGTTTTTCGAGTAGGGCGTTTAGATTTTTTAATCCCTTAATTGCACTCATTGTTTTCTCCTTGTATTGTTGAGGTTATCAGTTTAGCATAGATATGATGGTTTTGTCAAATGCAACATCCAGCTTTGCAATATCTTCATCCGTCATATCTCCGATATCCTTGTATTGTTTTTCTAGTGTGATTACGGATACACGAGACCCAAGCTTCTCAATGATCTTGGACTTCATATTTCCTCCTGCTTCATCATTATCTGCAATAACGATTATGTTATTGAAATACTTCTTAAGCAATTCAATCTGTATGTTGGATACGTTAGAACCTAAAGTTGCTACCGCTGGAAATCCAACTTGATCAAGGCGTATGGCATCGAAAGATGATTCGACTACATATACCCTGTCTGCTGTTTTGACCCTATGCAGGTTAAACAGAAGTTTTGATTTAGGCATTCCTGGAGTATTCTTAAACTCCTTGCCTTCAATGGAACGACCTACAAAGCCAATCGACATACCATCTGGGGCTTGTACAGGAATAGTTACCATATCCTGTTTTTCAGAGAATCCAAGTGCAAACTTCTTTACGGATGCCTCTGTCACAAACCGTCCAGCAAAATATCGCATAGCACGAGGTGACTCTAATGCTTGTTGATTTAGTCTTTTAACAAGTACATCGTCAAACTGTACATAGTCTGGCTTTGTATAGAGTTGACGATTAATCTCAGATGTAAGGTCTGACTCTGTACCCTTAGACTTAATAAAACGTACCGCTTCAAAATATGTACGAGCAGATGTTTTTACTACAACTTCAACTAGGTCTGCGACGTGGTGACAGGAAAAGCAAAAGAATGTTCCATTACGCTTATCAATTTCACCTGCTGGTGATCTATGATTAGCGTGAAAAGGGCAGAAGATAATGTAATCTGAATCTACTTCTGATTCAATATCTATGCCTGATCCTGCAAGGACTCTTTTGATTTGCTCTTGTGTGTAGGAACTATTTGTGTTCCGTCTATTCCTGTTATCCATTGTGTTTTATTCTTTCCTAGGTATGTTCCATATAGTGATAATTGAAATTCAAAGATTTCTTTCTCGTGGAGATAAAAAATTGTAAAGTCTGGGTCAATATCTAGTCTAGGTGCGTACCCAGTTAGAATCATCTCAGTTTTTAGTAGTCTAATATATTCTTGTTTTAGCCTTGGTATTGCAGCTTCATCGTGAATAATGCCATCCAAACCAAATCGTTTGATTGCTTTGTGATGTTGATTTTGCATACTCCATTATAACTAGTTATCTTCAAAATCCTTGTATTTATATAGCCCCTTGTCAAAATCAACCTGAACCATAAATTCACCCATAAACCCATTACGGTTCTTACGGAATACGCACTCAATAACATCTGAGTTAGCACCACGACCAAGAGCCATTACCCAGTCAGCATCGTAAGCAATCTGACGTGACCAAGCAGTTTGTCCAAGTGTAGGAACTGTATCTAACTTGTTAACGTCGTCGGGTGTAGCAGACGAGATAGCAATAATGGGTACTTCTTCAGAAATAGCCATTAGTTTTAGTTCACGAGAAAGGTTCTTCATACGAACAGTCTCATTGTCTGACTTCTGATTTGGTGACATTAGTTGTAGGTAGTCTACAATTACAAAGTCTGGCTTGTACTGATCAATCTTCCCTCGCATAACTGAGGGAGTAACTTCTCCACCAGAATCATTAGAGATAATGTGGAACTCAGGTTTGCCCTGAAGGTTCTTCTCGTGCCAAGACTTAAGCATATCTAGCTCTACTTCGCCAGAGGATAGCTTACGGTGTGACCATAGACCATTACCCATAATTGTGTAGACACGATTGCGAACCTCTGTCTCGCTCATTTCAAGGCTTACAACCATTGGTGACTTACCCTGCTTCCAAGCTTGCACAGCAAAATAAAGCGATAGCCACGACTTACCGATACCTGGATAGGCAAGGAATACACCAAGTTGTCCTGGCATAATTCCAGCAGGAAGATAGTTGTCAAATCCAGGAAGACCAGTCTTGATACCAATCTGCCCTAGCTCGTTCTGCCTCTGTACATTCTCGTAGTATGCAAGTGCATCGTCAATATCTGTAACATCAATGTCACGAATTGAGGCAGTGTTCTTCTTAAGCTCTGAAGTCATTTGAATAAGTGACTCTAGTGCTTCTGTACCCTTGCCACCCTGTACGTCTGCAGCAGTGTTGCGTAGGATATCCTTCAGGCTGTCGTTAAGATACTCTGCCTGTAATTCTTCTAGGTGGTGCTTGGTTGCACCTATGCCATCAATAGGATGAAAGTCACGGAACTTGTCTACTACAAGGGTAATAGGTGGGACAGTGCCGTTATGCTCAGAGTAGTTCCTAATAAACTGCCATATGTCATTGTGAGTGCGAAGAATGTTCTCCACGTTGGCTTGTAAAAGTACGTGTACCTGCTTGTCTTGTAGTACTGCTGAAATAAGTTTTGCTTCTGAATCATTCACTTAACCACTTCCTTGCTTGTTCACGGCGGATTGCTCTTTCTGATATGTCATTTTTTTGTTGTTGTCTTGCAGAGATTAGGTTGTCTGTGTAGTGTGCAAAATATTTCCAAGTTGGCTTCTCTGCTACATCAAAGTAATACTCTAGTAGGTCGTAGCACATAGATATTCCATATGACTCAATGAGTGCATCTGCAGCCCACTGTTCTACGTTTAAGTTTAGTAATGGCTTTTCCTCATACTTTATAAGATAAAGTTTAGAGTATCTACTGAGCAAAGCCATACGGTCTTTGCGTTCAGCCATTACTTGCTATCGATCTCTTCTTTTGACTCGTTGATTTTTTCAACAAGCTTTGTTTCTACAAACTCATACACACGGTCAAATGCCTGTTGTACCGTTTCTCCCTCACGGCGTGAATCCTCAACGCCTAAGTCAATGCGGAGTGATTGAAAGTTACCAAGATTGAGCGTGTAGCCCAATGCAATGTTAATCTTTGTGTTTTCGTTTTCCATTTGTCTCCCTTATGGATTGTTGTTGTTTACTAATAGTAGCACAGCAATTAGTGTTTGTCAATTACTGTGTTTTATTTTTTCTAGACTTCATTGTTTGAATAGACCTACACTTACCACATAGTCTATATCCATTTTTATCTATTCTAGAATACTCGTGTCCATTTGGACAATGTGTTTTAATCGATTGTGGATTATTAACTTTTCCAGCTAATCCACGAATAACATTTTCTTTTTGTGTAACTAAGTCTAGATGATCTGGATTAACACACTTTTTATTTTTACATAAATGATCTATAACAAGATGAGGATCAATTGATCCGTTAGCTAAGATATAAGATACACGATGTGCTTTTGATGTTTTACCATTAAATCTAAATAACCCATAACCTTTTTCATTTGTTGATCCAAACCAATTCCAGCAAGTATCGGTTTTATCAACTTTGTCATAGAAATTATCCATTAAATACTCTCTGACCACACAGGGACAAACCTGCCGTCTTCAGTTCTTGTATATGTAAGTATACCATCACCCATTCTTCTAGTAAGTTCCTGTGGTGAAGGTGTAATGTCATTAGTAACTAACTTGTCTTTTCTTGGTCTACCAATATGGTAGGTAGCAAGTATATCACGAATGTCGCGTACTTGAGATTCTGAGTAATAGCATCGAACCTGCCAGCCACGCTCTCCGCCCTTTTGAGACCCCATAGGCTCAGGGATTACTCCACGCTTCATAAGGCTTGGCATATATTTTTTATGTCTATTTACTAGAATTGCTGTTTCACCTACTGTGTAGGCTCTTTCACGATTCCGTTTAAAATCTGTAACTAAACAACTTTCAATTTGATCTTTTATAATGTTATAGACAGACATAATTCCATTTGATCTGTTGAAGTGATGAATGCGAACTAGATCACCATTAAGAAACCAAACTTTTTTGCTTCCTGGAATGACTGGGGCAGAGTTATACTGCTCCCTGTCCATTATACTGGTACACCAACAGCAATAACGTTAACTGCCATAGATACTGTGCCAGCAATTTCAAATTTAACTACACCCTTGACACCACTTGGTGTTACTTCAGTAATAATGGCATAACAAGCTTTTGATGCATCCGTTACTGACGCAATTGAAATTGGTGTTGCTGTTACAACTGGTGGATATTTAAAAGAAATATCAAAGTTATAAGAAAAATCTTGGAACGAGTTTGCAGTAATAGCTGTCTTGCTCAGTGGAATTTGTCCAGTAACAAATTTAATTTCTGTTGCCCTAACACTTTTTCTACCATCTACAGTCCATAATGATGCATAGGCAGATACATTAACAGCAACCCTATTCCATAACTCATTAATTGAGTTAACAATATCGTATACAAATGATACGTCTAGAGGCTGTCCTCGTTGTGGCACTGGTAATTTCATTTTTTCTCCTATAAATATTATATCAGACGTTAGGCTTTATTGACTCGTGCTGACTTAAAAATTTGCAATGTACTATCAAGTTCTTTATTAATTCCTGCAACCTGAACAACTAATTGAGCACTAGTATAATATGATGAATTTGCCACATCTGGTCCAGCAAGGAAGGAGTATGAATGTACAGATGGACTTCCGTGATATACATAGTTTGATTGAGCCAATGTTCCTGAATCTGATCCGTGAACAGATGCTCCAGCTGTTGCTGCAGCGTTAGCAACATTAGCAGCAGTATTTGCATATTGAATTGCTATTGTGTTTGGTACAGATGTAATTACTGCATCTGTTTTATTAATACTTGTAGACCCAGTACCTGCAACATTTACCATATCTCCTACAACAAATCCGTGTGCTGTAGATGTAATGATTGTACAAATATTGTTTGTTAATGATCTATATGTTACTGGAATACCAAATGCAACAAATACGTCATAGAGTGGTCTGTTAAATTCATCGTCCCACGTACCCTGAAAAGTTGTAGTACTTGCAGCAACAAGACTTCCTGTTAAGCTAGAAAATGTTTGCCCTGCTACTGTATAGGTTGGGGACCAAGCAGAAATCTGAAGTCCGTCGTCAGAAACAATTCTATATCTTAAGCTGTGAGTATTTCCTGGTCCTGCTAAGGGGAGTTCATCTGCAAAGATAAAACTTTTTTTAATATCTTCAGCCATTACCCCTCCGCATTAAGCTCTAGATTTAGCTTAAACTCCAAAAGACTGTTTGTGTTGGTATCTTTTGTTACTGGAACAATTGTGCTTGTCACATTATCTGCTAATGTACTTGTACCTTGAATTGTTGAATAAGCAGTCATACCATAAAGTGGATTATTTTCCATATCGGAAATATTTTCAAATCTCATACCGTCCAAAAGAACGTAATAGTTTGCACGAAAAGATGCTACTCCAGCAGGAGATACTGCTGTACTAGCAATAGCACTTGTTTGAGCTGGAACAGTATATACAATATAATTGTTAGCTGAATTACTAACGTCTGAGGACTTAGCATTAACTACAAATGTTCCATCAAATGGCGACCCAACACCAGATACTGTTACAAAATCACCGACATCAAACTTGTGCGAAAGAGTTCCAAGAGTTAGGTTTGCGGTTACGTTTCCTGTGCCAGACAAAGCTTTAAACGTAACTGTATTATCTATTGTTGATACTGCTCCTGCCTCAATATACATCTTAACAACCTTTACTGAGTCCCACGTAAATCCAACACTTGTTAAAAGTTCTCCAAATGTTTTAGTTGCAACAAAATATCTTGTTCCAGTTGAATTATTAAAATCTGTTGAGGTTAATGTTAGCTGCATTCTTGCATATTGATTTTCAGAATCTGTTTCACTTTCAGAACTAGAAAACTCTACCATAACATATAGATTATCTGGGGAAACTGCAGCATTAGCTCCTGAAAGTGGATTTCTATTAATTACAGAAAACGCAAGTTTAAGTTGATCGATTGATGAGTTGGCATCAAAAGCAAATCTTTGATTAGTTAGGTGAATGTGTGGCTGTCCAGTTGCAGTCCATAGTGTATTGGCAGTATCTATTTGTGATAAATCTGTCCTAACTACAATAAAATTAGAAAGATTTCTTGGCTTTGCATTTGATATTTTGTGTGCATCTGCATCAAAAATTGAGTCTGTAGAATTCAATGTGAATACATCTTCACTTGCTGTTAAAGTACTTGCAGTATTAACTGTTCCAGATACATTTGATTGAAACTGGATTGGACTTGTAACTAATACTGAAGTTGCTGCGTGATGTTCCCAGCCTTCTCCTTCAGTAAATGTAAATACTGCTCTGCTATCTGATGTTGTTGCTGTGGGATTAGTTCCAGAAGAGAATACCCCAATTTCTGTCATTAAGTATCTATCCTGTGTAGGAAGTTCTCCAGTTAGAATAACTTTATTAATTGCAGATTCAGAATCAAACCCTCTTGAAGTAATTGGAATTCTAAACATTTCATAATCAAGAGTTGTCTTGTCTGCATTATCTTTAATAACTATAGAGTTTGTTGGTGGAGTAAATTCCATAGTAAAATCTCCTGCTCCATCTGCTGCAGTTGCTGTACCACTTGCAGCAACATATGTAGAAAAACTTGTTGTATTTATAACATTAACTGTTGCATTTGTTGCAATGTATGCTGCTGTAATATTTGCTACAGTTACACGATCTCCAGATCTTAATCCGTGTGCTGTTGCTGTTGTGTAGGTTACAACATTTGCAGAAGATACTGCATTGGTAATTGCTGGTAGCGTAGACCCATAGGCATAGGTAAAACTTGTTGTATTGGCAGATGCAATATTGGTTAGTGTAGTAAACCTATTTCCAGGAATAGAAACTATGACTGACGTATTTGCATTAAAGGTATTTGTTGCAGTAACTGTTACAGTGCTACCAGAAATAGAAAATGATGTAATATTGGATGAAGATGTTTGCTTTGGGTCTGCCCCACAACCAACAGCAATAAACCCAGCGTATGCTGGTGCTTGGTTAATTAAATATTTGCCAACAATGGACTTTCCGTCATTTGTAATCATTTAAACTCCTCCTTCTATTGTACCACTAACGATACTGCCATCTTTTACAATTTCTACCTCAGTGCGGTAGTTTGGTCTAAGATTCTTTAGGCTAATGCTTATTGTTCCATTTGTTGTGTCGGACTCTACTGGGCTTATCGGATTTAATGTTGTACCCTGCGGAATGTGGTCATTAAGATTAATAAGGTATGTATTAAAAATATTTGGAGATGCGTCAATAAATCTAATTGGAAGTTCATTTGTAAAGGCACTACCTGCATCAAGCATTGGGGTATAGTTATTATTTAGTGGACTATTAATTAAATCTGATCTTGATACCGAAAGAATTTCTTGTCCACCAATCATTGGAAAAATATAATCAGCCATTGTATCAATTGATATTTGATCTTCAGTAATAAGAAGGTCTGGTGTTGCTGTTTTTGTTCCAGCTTTATTTGTTACATAAATTGGTACTGGTAAAAATTGATTTGTTGCTTCTACCATTATGCCGCCACCTCCGAAGCAATCTGACTAACATATATTGTCATAGTTGGACCAGATGAGTTTCTTGAATATTCAATGTTATAGATTACAAAACGTGAAGACGTTCCTGCAATTTCATCGATAAGGGTATTGCCAGTCTTATAATTAATTGTAACAATGTCTCCAAGCTGTAATGCTGGATTTGGGAATATAGATATACCAGCAGAAATTCTTGGTTGCATAATTTTAGAAATCATCCATCCCATCAGGTCTTCTGCGGCATCTTGACTTTGAATATAGTCTGAAGAAATATTAAACTCATTATTACCATATGTCATTCTACTATTTTTAATTGATAAATAGTTACGCTTGTTTGTTAGTGGTTGATTTGTTACAGTATTTTTATACATAGCAGGATCTGAAAGATCTGCTTTCTGTTGAAAGTATTCGTCAACTGAGTAATCGTGCGTTGATTCCTGGGTAAACGTTACGCCAAGAATTCTTAAGTAATTACCACTCGAACTATCTAGGCTAATAGCTTTATCTGTTGTATTAAATATAAGGAATTCTGCACCATATGCACCTGCAACAAATCCAGAAACTGCATACCCCCTTAGTTTATTAAACGTAGGTGCAATCTTTGCATATAGAGTGGGGTATGCCTTATCATATTTAATATCAAAATATGCACACTCACGCATAATTGTTCCAAACTCTTCAAAGTACAGATCATTTCCTCTAGGTCCTATTGGACTCAACTTTGACAAATACGTATTCTGGATTGCTTCTGGTAGGGCATATCTTCTAAATGCATCATCTACTTCATATTCTTTATTTATACTTGATGCACCATTAAGAACTGCCTCTGAAGCATTAACATAGTTAGCTGATTCATTTGGCTTTAACGCATAGGCATTTTCAAAAATTAGTTTTGAGCTACCACGAACAAATAGTGATAAGTTATTTTGTCTATGTGTTGCTGGAATTGGATCTGTATCAATAACTGATCCAACCATTCTATTATTAATGTAAAGATAAAAGTGTAAAGCTCCATCTTTTAATACTTCATACTCTACCGCAAGGTCGTAGACTGTTGGATTTGTTTCACCACTTACCCTATACTGACCAGTAAATCTTCCATCATCTACTAGGATGTTTGTTCTTCCTGTCCAAAGTTTAATTGGAATAGATTTAGCTATATCTGTTGAGCCAGTTTCTTTTTTAGTTTTATAAAAAACAACATTAAATAAATCATTTGTATCGCCATATGCTTCTGTGTTGTTAACTGATAGTGCAGCTATTTCAAAGAAATAACCACTATTATAATTCCTATTTACAAGCACACCAATTCCTCCAGACGCACCCTTAATAGTTGTAGAGTTTGTTCCATCTGTAGAGGTAAGTGAATAATAGTCGCTAGATCCGCTTGGTGTTTGATAAACGCTGCTATTATTTTCTGCAACACCAATAATTCTTACCCTAGTTCCAAAGTGGGTATACATTTTATCATTTAAATCTTTTTGAACATAAGATATAAAATCCATAGGCTTGTCTAAAGTTGTTCCAGTCATAACTAGTCCAGAAGATTGAATAGTTCCTGTCTGTGTAGATTTTAAAGAATTAAGTGTGTTCTCAGAATAGTAAGCACTGCTCATAAAATTTCGAATGATTGATGTACGAGAAGATTTTTTTGCAATGCTTGTTGAGTCTTTTGTTAATGAAGTATCAACAAATCCAGATTTACCAGTCTCTGTTGTAATTAAGCTACTATCATATACGTTTATGCCAGATATAGTTAAGTTTACATTTCTGGGAGCTGATGTTCTATTCTTATTCATTTTAAAACCTTGAGCAATAATTACAGAAATTTTTGCACCAGAGGGGATACCAGTTCCAGATACACTCTGACCAACCCTTAAATATTTTCTATAGGCAGAGTCAACGTGAACTTTTGCTGTTGGTCCAGTCGGCTGAGCTGTAAGCGTAGAAATCTTAAAAGATGTTGTTACCTTATCATTAAAAAGTAGTTCTGATCTCATTTCACACCCAGCAATAGTTGTGCCAGTATTATCTGTAACCCACGATGGAAGCCCAACTCTATGCTCTGAAATAGTAGATCCAAACTGTCCTCGTCCGTGACGAGCAACAGCACCTTCTGCTAAAGTAGTATCATCTGTATAGTTTGGTTCTGAATAAATTCTTACACGACCAGTAGGGTACATCTTTCCATTAAATGGAATTCTTGCAAAGTATTTTTGATATTCTTCTTGACTGCTAATCCAATAGTTTGTTATTGCAGAACGACCTACAAATTTAACTGTTTTCCCATCACCTGTTACTGAATGACTTACTGTTGTTATAAACGATGTTGCATTTGTAATACTGGCAACTTTTGCTCCTGCACCGAATGCACCATCACCAGATATTTTAGAAAGTTTTTGACCAACCTGAAGAGTTGCAGTACTTGCTACAGTAACAACATTTCCAGCAGCAAGATTTGCGGTAGTTTCAAGAATGTCAGTTTGTGATGGCTGGGGAATACTATATTCTACCGCATCATAACGAATGATCTCACTGTTAGCATAAAAGTAACCGTTGTATCTACTAATCCAATAAATACCTTCTCCAAGATCCATTGTATTATTTATAACAACACCGCCAGTAACTGTGGGAGCTGTGCTTGTTAGTGTAGAGTTAAGTGGTATTGCTGAAAGAGAATATGCAGACTGTGAAGCTTTTTCCTCATTGATGGATTTAGTTGTTTCTCCTGGAGCCACTTCCCATAATAATGCTGGCTTATACTGCCAGACTTTTTCTTCATCTATTAGGCTTGCTTGTCGTGTTTCCGTATAACTCTTTTGAATATAACGAGACTTGTATGAAATTTTTCCATCATTATATACGTTATCCTTCTTACTACTTATTTCAATAATATTTGCTAAGTTTGCTGTAGTCGGCTTGTTAGTATATACCTTAGTTTTTTCGCTATCCATTGTTCCATATAGAACTGAGTTAATTTCTGATGCAGCATTTGCGTCTCCAAGTCTGTCTCCAGGATTTGCAAGCATATAGCTTTTACTCATAAAGACAAAGTTGTTATCCTCGTCAAAGAACATAGACGTTTGTGTTGCAATTGCCAGGCTTTGTAATACTTGTGCCACAGTTGTATTTGGAGCAACAAAGAAGTTTGGAATAATTGGTTCTTTGTCACTGTCAGATTTTAAATAAAGATAATTTGAAAAACCTATTGAGTCAAATATCATAGCAAGGGCATAGCTAAGTGATGTATTTGTAATTAAAAGTTCTGGGGCTGTCAATGACTCTAGATATACGTATAGGTCTCTAAGTTGAAGACTTGCCATACGAGTTTCATTTTTAATTTCTGGAAATGATTCTACATATAATGTTTTTAACGGAACATAAAAAGATTGCAGTGTTGTAGTTCCTTCTACTGTTACTGGAACTTTTTCAATAATCTCAAAGAACTTAATTTGTACATTACGCTTAACATACTTTGCAATAACACTAGCAGTATTGTTTAAATTTAATACCTGGTCATAGTCAGCTATAGTAATTGATCCTGTTGAGGCGAGCAGTTGACCAACTGGCATTCCGCTTACACCAAGATCTGAAGCAATTTTGCTAATGTTATAGTCTACTGTAAGATCAGTTATGTCCATTGATAGTCTTGGAGATAATTCAATAAGATCAAAGGTTGCGTCTTTTTTATTCATTGTGTCTACAACCACTCTTAGACCCTTAATATACATTATTTGTGAGGAAGAGCTATTACTAAATTCCGTAAAGAATGGTGTTGAGGAGGTTGTCTCTGTTGTTGCCACAGACCAAACTCCTGATTGATATTGAAGCTCAAGATATCCGTCTCTTGGAATTGGTGTGTTTGCACTGGTAAAGGCTTTTGCTGTTTTCCAAGTACTGTCTGCTCCGTCAAGGTATTCAATTTTCCATCCAATTGGAACTGATCTATTTGTTGCAGTATTTTCTATATCATAAAGTGGATCTGTTACTAAACTTACACCGTCATATTTAGCACCAAGATCAACTGTACCAACGTGAGTTTGCATTTTAAGAATGATTCTATTTACTGGTATTGTTTCTTTATAAACAATAAATGGTGCAACATCATCAATATACCATTCAGATGTTCCTGCTTTAAGTTTATTTGAAATTCCTCGTTCAACCTCAACTGTTGATGTTCCAGACGTTACTGCTTCTTTTCTAAAAGATGTCCAGTATTTAAATGGATCGTTTTTACTTGGCATATAATATCGTGGACGATTCATCATAAACTGATTTGTGTGATGAAGATAGTGTCCACCAACACCACCATAAAATACTGCTTTATTGATTCCAGATCGTGGACGAAAACGACCAAAACAATCCTCAAGAGAAAATAACAAGTTTTTCTTTTCATCAATTGATGCGTAAGCAAGCGGTACGTTAGCATCAGAAACTGACGCTCCATCAACAACAACGTCTGAGTCGGTATAGCCAAAATATTTTGCATCCACTGCTGGAGTTGAGGCTGTTTCTTCTACAAAAGTACTTTTAATAGTCTCAGGAACTACTGGTCTGTTGCGATAGTTTCCAATAACTTTAATATTTTCTGCAGAGTTCATATTTATTTCTGCATAAATACCTGCCTGAGACTCAATAACCGATTGACTTTTTAAATGAGTGTTTAGTGATGCATTGTTATACATTATACCTCTTCCAACGTAACAGAGATATTCCAAAAATCATAGTTATTGCTGCCGCGTCTAGCAATGTCATAAGAAAAACTTGTAATATACATTTCAATAACTTCGTTATATTCATTAAGTCTGTTGTAATCGTTACCAGAAAAATTATCAAGTTTATCATATGCAAGATAGACGTAAAATGGACCAGTATGTTTTTCATACCAGTCAAGGATATCGACTGCTCCTGCACCTCCATCGACAATGTATTGATTAGATGGATTTGTTGCAACTGGTGATGTTCCAATTTCTGTAGATGTTACAGTACCAGTTGCCAAGGTAACAGTAGTAGTAACATTGCTAGTCACAGAAAACGTTGTTGCATTTGCTGCTGTAACCAATGCGTTACTAAGATTATATGTTGTTGGAAGAATTCCAGTTATATTTACCGTAGTTATATTTGCAGTTAATGAATTACAAAAATCTCCGTTTGCTGTATAAGTTATTGTTGTTCCATTTCCAGACACAGCTGTAATAGATCCAACTCTTGCCTCAAAGTTTGGGGGACTAACAAAAGATCTTGACGGAAGCATTTCCCAAGAAAGAGATATACTCTTTTTGTCTGCATTATAGAATGAACGCATACGACCATTTACCATTCTTTGCTGTTGTCCAAGTCTTTCTATTTGTACATCAATAGGACTCCTGTTGTGGTCTGGAAGTATCATAAAGGCATTAATTGGATCTTGGGTAGTAATTGTTACGCCAGATCCAGCACCAGTAGCTGCATTAACTTCGTATCCATATGGAACAATTTTGTTGCCATTGTTTACATCTTCACGTCCTGCATTGTCAGACCAAAGCATCGCCTGTGGACGACTGTATTTTTGACGAGCGTCTAAATATGTATATGTTGCCATTATTGACTATTTCCCCTAATCCTATATCCTTCTACCTTTTTAATCTTAGACATAACGGTGCTTGCAATTTGATCTGCATTTGCATTACTTCCAGCATTAACGGTCACACTATAATTATACACTGAAGCGTTAGGAGATTTACCACTATTGATTGCTTGTAGGTTCTTTACCCCAAAATTTTGCACGGCAGGTCGTTTAACAACAAACTCTCCAGGAGTAAGCATAGCAGGGATTGTATCACTTCCTCGTGGCTTTCCACCAGCAGCAAAGTATGACATAACCTTACCACCAACAGAGTATCCCCTCATCATACCTCCGCTAGATGCTAACTTGTATTCTCTTCTAGCTATTGCCATTTGTAAAGCTGCCATAGAAGCTTCTAGCGATTTTCTTGTCATTCCACCAAATGAAACTGCATCTAATTCATTTTGTTTTGCTTTGTCAAGTCCTTCTTTTTGTGCTTGTGCAGATTGTTGTGCTGAAGATTCTCTTGCAGACTGCACAGCACTTGCTGCAGCAGCAATATCTCCAGAAGCCAAAGCATTTGCAACCGCAAGCTGATCTTTTTGTCCCTGTGCAATTCTTTCATTAAGCTTTGCAATATCCTCAAGAGCTTTTGCACGGTCTTGGTATTTTTTGTTAATTGCATCTTCTTCTAGATTAATGACACTAAGTGCTTTTTGTTGTTTGTCAAGTTTTTTATTATATTTAGCAAGTTTTTTATCTTCTGGTGGTGCTCCTGATCCACTATCACCAGTAGTAGTAACAGGTTCTTTTTTCTTTTTCTTTTTTGGCGGCGTAGTACCACCAGTAACACCAGTACCATACTGTTCTTCTAGTCTGTTTAGCATTGCAGCATCTTGTTTGCTAATTGAAACATTTGCTTTAATCTTATAATGTGCTGTAACGCCTTTATTACCACGCAAAACAAGTGCTTCTGCAGTTGCCTGGCTCATATTTCCACCAGCAAAATCTGCTTGGAATTGTGTTTTAAACTCACTATCCTCAAGGGCATTAATCTTTTCTGCTGTTTTGTATGCTTCACTATCTTTGTCGAATGACTTTAAGAATGCTTCATTAAACTTTACAGCACCAATTGCAGTTTTTTGTTTTTCAAGTTCAGCATATGTTGCTGCTGCAAGATCTCTTTGAGCATTAACATCTATAGTCCTTTGTGCCTCTAGTGCATTAATTTCTTTTAGAGTTGTTGCCTCTGCTACTTTAGCATCATACTGTGCATTAATTGCATCAACACCGCCAACAGTTTGACCGTAAGCACTCATTGTTGCAGAGACTGCTCCTAAAGCAGCATTTGGATCTGCCATAGTTGTTACAACACCTTTTCCACCTGCAGTGGTTGTTGTCTGAGATGCAGCACCAAACTGTCCTTGTAGTTGAGTAAGCCTATCCTGACCAATCAAACCAGAAGCCTTTGTAGGATCTTCCATATAGGTTCCAAATTGCTGAGAAGCCCCAGCAGTAATTGCACGGTCTCCAACCATAGAACCAAGAGCAGCAATAATTTCTGTAGCCTGTTCCTGAGTTACAACACCTTGTGCAACAGCAGTAGCCATATCTGCAGCAACATTTTTTCCAATTTCTGCAGAAGATATTCCAGCAGCTTGTTGTGTTTTTACATCTGAAACAAACTGTTGACCACTAACCATTTCTGTAAGATATTGTGTGCCAGCAGACATTTGTTTTTCAGAAACTCCTGCGGCAGCGGCATCTTCTGCTGCTACCCTTGCCTCTGTTGCACTAACAGTTCCAAAATCTTCAGCCATTGTATTAAGTTTTTCCATACTCATTATTTGAGCGTTTGCAAGATCAATAGCTGCTTGTTTTTGTTTGTCTACCGCATCTTTTACAGACATTATAATACCAACAAATCCTATGAGGGCAGCAACCACAATTCCAATTGGTCCAGGAATCATCATCATTGCACTACCAGCAAGACCTGCAGCAGTTCCTAGCCCCTCAAGACCAGGGACGATAGCTAATGCTCCACCAGCCATAGCAACACCCATACCTGCTCCCATACCACCCATACCCTTAACAGCACTAGCAATACGTCCTGGCTTTTTCTTAGGAGCTGGCTCTGGACCAAACATATTATCTGGAGAGTATACTATTGGTCCAGGAGATCCTTGTGCTCGTGTGGCACGTCTTGGCTTTCTGGTTGCTGTAGGCATTGCTTGAGTTCCTGTTTGATCAACAACAATTGGTCCACCAGTAGCTTGTGTTACACGTCGTCCTGTTGTTCTACCAGCTTTTCTTATCTGGCTTTCTCCTTCTTTTAGACCTTGAACATAGCCATCAACAGTATCTTTTGCAACTTTTTTTGTACGTTTTGATGGAGATGCTGTTTGAGCAAAACGTTCTAGCTGTGAACTAAAGTTTTTTGATTCAGTTTCTGCTTGCTTTGCTAAAAGTCCTTTAAATCTTTCTGGGAACTTTTGATTTCCCTGCCTACTTGATTGAAATCTTAACTCTCCTGGAGTTGTATGTGCAGTATCAAGTGCCTGACGCAATTCTTGTGTTGCAGATGCTCTTGCAGTTGCATATAGCTGTTCTAGAGATATTGCAGCAGCATTAGCATTTTTTGCCATATATGTTTGTGATTGTCCCATTGTATCAAAAATTACGGTTGATTTACTTACACCAGCAATTAGTGTTTTAAACTTATTGTCAAATGCTAAGATATCTGCACCTAGTTTTTGAATATTTCCGCCACCAGAAATAACACTAGTGTTCCATTTCTGAATTCCTGCTGTGTCAAATGCGTCTGAGAATTCTTTCATTGTAGCTCCACCACTTGTTGCAAGTTTTCTATTTACATCTGCACTAAAATTATCCATTCCAAGCATACCCTTAACAGGCACATCTTTACCTTGTTGTGCAAAATTTCTTAGGTTGTTTGCTTGCCCCTGTGAAAGACCTTCTGTTCCATACTGATCTAGTATTTGTTGTGCAGGTACAATTGTTCCTGCACCAATATGTGTAAAGTTTGTTGATGCACCGCCACTAGCCACACCAGTTTTTAGTTTTTGTGTTTTAATTAGTTCACTAGCAGATGATGTTAGTGTTGCATTTTCTTTTAATGCTGCAATCCAGGAAGTAAGTTGCTCTGGTCCAAGTTTTGCTGCTGTGTTCATATTTGAAAAAATTTGTCTTGCTTGTTCTGTAGAAACTCTTAGTCCACTCAGGGAATCTATAACTTGTTTTATTTGTGGCTTATATCCTTGTGCAGATAAATTATCAAAATTTTGTTGAAGACTGGCTCTTCTTCTTGCTCCAGGTTCTGAAAGATTCCACGATTCTGGTGCGTTAATTCCCTCTTGATACCCAGGAATATTGCCAGCAACCATTCCATTAATAAGAGGTCCGTACTTCTTAGCCATCTTTGCAGGAATAACTGCCTCTCCTGGAGAGAGCATTGCTGGTACAACATCACCCTTACCCTTGGGACCAGGAACACTAACTACACCCCTGGCATATTTACCAACCTTAACTGGTATTTTTAGACCTCTTGCTGCTAGGGCTTGTTGAATTACTGGAAGAAGTTCTGGATTTTTGATAAGAATTTTTTCAATATCTTTAGTAACATCAAATCCACCAGCAGTTTGCGATTCTATATATGATGGTTTTTTGTTAACCGATATACTATTTCCAACTCTAGTTTGACCATATTCAGAAAACATATTGTTTAATCTAGACTTATTTACAGCATTTTGATCTAGGTTATTGAATGGTACTGGACCAGCATTTTGTCCAAACCCAACTCCCCTAACACTGTCCATTAAAGTATCTCCGTGATAAATACTTGACTGACTCTTTACACTATTTCTAGCAATAAGAGAAACATCTCCATATTGATCTAATAGTTCTGAAAGTGGATTTGTTATGTCATTAAAATTCTTTCCAGCAACTTTTCCACCAAAAAGTTTATTTAAGAATTTTGCAATTGGACCTACTGTTGCAACCGATCCATAGGTTGGTCTTGCATTATTACCTGCACCCATTGGAATACCCAAACCAGCATTTTCTGCAAGTTTTCTTTCAAAAATCATTTTTTGATATACATTAGTGCCTAAACTTTGTGCATCTACACCAGCACCTGTTCCTAATCCACTTTGATACTTTGTGTTTCCAGATGAAAGCATTTTAAGAAGTACGTCAGAGGGGAGCCTTGTTGCAATTTTAGATCTACCAAGCATTCCACCAAGAATATTTTTCATTCCTCCAAGAATACCGCCGCCAGCAAATCCAGGAACGTTTCCAGAAATTATTTCTTTAATAAGACCACTATATTTTTTAGCTTGTTTTGCAGGAATGACAGCTTCGCCATTTGAAAGCATTGCAGGAATTGAGTCCGACGTTCCTGATCCTGGACCACGAATCATTCCGCCATTAGCAAATTTCTTTGGTTTTGTACTTCCTGCAGCGACTCTACCTCCAGGTGTTGTAAACCCACGTTGTGCCGTTACTGCTTTTTGGTAAGCTGCTGTCAAAGAGTTGAGTGCTGCAGCCTCTACGCTAAATGTTTGAGTAAGTCTGCTGTGTGACTGATTAAGTGATGCTGCTACTGCTGCTGCTTCAAGCTGTTGTTGAGTCATATACTCTGTTTGCATACCAAGAATTGATGTGTCTGCCCCAGACTTTTTAAACATAGTTCCAAGTGCCTGGAACATCTTAATAAGGTTAGCTACACCGTTAGCAACAAGACCAACAGTCATAAGTAGCACAGGACCAATACCTGCAACTACGGTAGTAAGGATAACCGCAAAACTCTTTGCACCATCACTCATACCATTAAACTGATTAAGTAGTTTTGTACCAAACTCAATAATTGGTGTAACTGCTTTTAAGAATTGTTCTCCAACAGGTGCTATTGCTGCCTGGAAGTCAGCAAATGCTTTTTCAAACTTGTAGGTAGTTGTGTCTTCCACCTTTTTAAGTTCTCGTTGTGATAGGATTGCAAGCTCTTGTGTAGTTGCTTTGGTTAGTTCAAGGACACGAGCTGCTTGTGTACCCTCGCCAATTACGTTCTGAAAAAGTGTTGATAGACGTGAGAACTGGAACTTACCAAAAAGTTGCTCAATTGCACGAGCACGGCTAAGTGGATCAAGGGTATCAAGTGCAGACGCAAAATCAATAACAAGTCCTTTAATATCTCCCTTATTTGAATTAACAATCTTCTCAATATTAATACCAAAACCTTTAAGCATTTCTTTTGCTTTACCAGTTGGATTAATAAGTGCAGCAAGACCAGATTTGAGTGCGTTAGCACCTTCAGATGCGTTAATCCCACCTTCCTTCATTGCTGTAAGGAAGAATGCCAAGTCCTCTACGTCTCCACCAAGTTGTTGAACAACAGGTCCAGCCTTTGGAATAGCTACCGTTAAGTCTTCGATAGACGTAACGGATTGGTTTTCAACTGCGTTAAGGAAGTCAATTTTACTAGCAAGATCTTCAGTGGCAACACCAAATGCATTGGTAACAGACATTGTTGTTTCAAGAGCTTGTGATTGTTCTACGTTACCAAGAACTGCAAGGCGAGTTGCCTGTGCTACTTGAGCAAGAAGTTCTTGACCTGTCTTACCAGCAGCGGCAGCTTCTGAAGCAAGACCAATGGTATCTTTTACAGCAACACCATACTTAGTATATTCTCCTGCAAGAGATTTGATGGACGCAATCATATCGTCTGTTTCTTTAACGGTTGTAGAGAAGTCTCCATAAACACGACGAATTCTAATTATTTGTTTTTCAATGTCCATAAATGATTTTGCAGCAACTGATGCAAACATTGTAAGGGGAAGGGTAAAACCAACCATAAGCTGACGACCAGCCCATTGTGTGTTTTTACCAAAGTTTAGAAGGTTCGTAGAACCTTGCTTAAGAAGTTGATTATATAGTTGCTGTTTTTGTGCAGTAATCATTGACTGTGTAGCAAGATTTTGCATATCAAGAGTTAGGGGTCTAATCTTGATTGATCTTAATGCTCCATTTGCATCACGACCCATTGAGATATATTGGGTTTGAAGGTCTTTAACTCTTTCAGTAGCTACCTTTGTAATTGTTTCAAATTCACCACGAAACATTCTTCCAAATGTTTTTGTAGATGCCCCAGCATATCTAAAATACTGCCCCATCGAAAGTTTATTTTTCTCAAGGGCAGTAGTGAATGCTTCGGTAGTTGACTGAACTTTAGTCATTCCTGCTTGGAACTGACCACCAGCATTAATAGAGTTTATTAAGTTTTGTTGTAGTTTAGCAGCATTTTGACCAGCTACTGCTCCACCACGAGCCATCTCTGTGTGAAATCTTGCGATTTGACTTTGTAGTGTTTTAAGTGCTGCAGTAGCAGCGGTAGTGTCAATATCTATGCGGATATTAGCATTTGCATCTTCAGCCATTCATTAACACTTCCTTTTTTAGAGTCTAGCCCATAAGACCAGCTACAGTATCGGAAAGGTTAATTCCAGATGCTGCTTCTACCACCTTATAAACGGTTGGTAGATCAATATTATCCTCAAGAGCAGTTACGTCAGCTGCTAGTTCTGGACTGTATTGCTTCATTGCAATTTGAACACACTTCATAAGAATGTTCATTGATTTTTCGTTGTCTTCTGCTACCTTAGCAATTCCCTCAAACTCCTTCATAAAGTCACGAAGTAGTGAGATCTTTAGTGGACGAACCATAATAACTGTTCCGTCGATAAGCGTAAGCTGTGTAGCTTCATTAATTGTTGTTGCCATTATTTCCTCCTTGTTAGGCTTCTTAAATTATATCACAGAAGCAGTTTAGTTTTCGACCAGTTTTTCATAACCTAGTCCCATACCTATTCCGAATCCAGCGTTTGCCGCATTTGGTCCTTGTAAGGCTACAACGTCATTTGCATCGCTTGTTGCCCCACCACTAAAGAACTTAGCTTTCTTTTGCTCCCAAAGGTCTTGACTACCGCTTTCTTTGTCAAGATCTACCCCTTGGATTCCAGCCATAAACTTTTTTTCCTGGTAGTCCAAGTCTCTTTTTACATTAAGTATTGATGTTAGTTCTGGCATAGATATTGATGATTCAAGCTCTTCAAAATCTTTCCATATTCCTAAAAGAAACACCTCTGTTTCTAATGTTGCTAGGTCAAGGGTGTCCCAGCTAGATCCGCTATCAACTGCTTGATCTTTTACTGGCTCTTCTTCATCATTACCATCAATCTTAATTCCAGCTGCAATATCTAATACTCTATAGATAGCTGGTAGATTAAGGCTATCTTCTAGTTCTTCTATTGTTTTTATAGATGGATAAAATTGTTTCATACATACCCTGGCACATTGTGCTAATGCTGACACGGCTTCTGCATCATCTTTTGCAAGTTTAACATTCTCAAACTCTTTCATAAATTCTCTAAGGTATTTAATCTTTAGCGGTGTTAAATATATCTCTGTTCCGTCTACTAACGTAGTAGTTCCTGTTTCATAAATTTCTGTTGCCATACATCTATTGTACCAAAAACAAAACTGCCCAGAGCCGAAACTCTGAGCAGTCCTGATTATATTAAATTATGATGCGAGTGTACGATCTACAATCTTACCGTATGACGCGTTGTCATTGGGAAGAAGTCTGAATGATACTTCAAACATTGTAGCTTCGTCACGCTTTGCTGATACTGTAACGCTTTCGATTGAAAGAGCACGGTATGCAATGTAGATGCGTTCGATTGAAGATCCAGCTGCACAGTCTCCTGTTCCTGGACCAACAGCAACGAGACCACGCTCTACTGGACACTCACCAATGTTTCCTGCACCCATATTGAGAACTCGGTCACCGTCGTAAGTTGGTGTTCCGAATGCACTCTGGGATGTAACACTGGTGTATGTGCTTGAAAGGTCAGTTGTCTGTCCTGCGATTGCAAAAAGCAAGTTATCAAGTGTTGCTTCAGCGAATGCTGTGTTAAGGTTAACCTGCATTCCCTGCTTGTAAAGCTTTGCAACGTCAAGAACCTGGTCAACCTGTACCTCACCGAAGTCAGGCTGGAAGACAATTTCAAGACCGTTCATTGTGTAACCAACGTTACGATAGTCAACCTCGTTTGTTGCATTTGCGAGAGTATCCTTGTACGAAATGTTGGTTTGGAAGTTGGGAAGATCGAGTTCAGCTTGAGTGTTGGTAATACCACCACTTGTGTCCTGACCGATTGGACCATCTTCGTATGTGAAAAGTGCTGCTGCACCAACGATGATGTTAGCACTTGTACCACGTGAATATGCCATAATTATTTCACCTCTTTCTTGTTATAGATTTTGGGTGGGTGTTTCCTCTTTATAAGTATACAGGCTTATTATACAAATGAATCTGATTTGTGCCAGTCATAGTCAATAATTATTTTATTCCCTGCATATGTACGAGCAGTACCAAAATCTATAATGTCACGAGTTTCTTCAAGTTGGTATATTTTAATCTGATGAAAATAAGGAAGCAGGAAGTCTGTTCCATCAAAAGTAACTTTCTTATGTACTTTACCATCAACAGTTACTGTGCCGCTTACCTTTGAAGCAATCCAAGCATTTAGATCTTTTGCTGAATCATCTCCACTATCAAGAAGGTCTTGTATCTCTTGTGTCATTTCAATAAGATTTACTACAGCTGTTTCTGTTAGTGCATAAAAGTAGTATAGTAACTGTTCACACTTGATGTAGGGGAATGGTCCTCTACGCATTTTAAACATTCTATCAAATACCGCTGCTTGTCCCTGGAACTGGTATCTTGAAGTACCGCCAGATGTTAGAATATCGAGACTAAAGCTTTCTGCAACACTAAAGTCACTGGGGTATGTTGGAAACATTGGAACTGCTCCAAACCCTCTACCTGCAAGTTTTTCCTGTAGGTATTTATTTATAAAGATTGGGGGATAGTAAATTGCCATTATCGTTTAACTCCTATGTTTGCTACCCAAGTGTAGCCTGTTGAAATACCTACTGATCTACCGCCACGTTTTCCTGCTGATAGATTTTTTGCAAAGACTGTAGGATTTTGAATATAACCCATTACACCACTAATTCTTAAAAAGGCTTGTGAAAAATAGCTATTAAAGAATGAGTCAAATGTTTTTTCAAATCCGCCTAAAGATTCAACTCCTCCAGGATTATCAATTACTATTGGACCTTTAGTAAAAACTTGTTCTCCATTATCTTCAAATGCAAGTACCGATGCTTTACGAGGTCGGATTGTAACAGGAATACCGTTTTCTATAATTCTTGCCTTGTCATAAAATGGAACGGTAGAGCCATTTTTTATGGATGTTGACTGTCTAAATGTTGTTTTAATAGACAGTCCGACTCCAGATATTGTATAATCAATATCAAATAATCTTGCATTTGGACTTCCAGTTTGATTCCATTCATACATATGATGAAGAAGTCCAGGATTTGTTCTGGCAGATGAATCAACATATTGTTTAATTAATTCAATAGCATCCTTGCCAACAGCATTAAGAATATGATTTCTTCCTCGCTTAACGCCTTCGGTAAATCCAAAAGAATATTGAATCATATTATTCATTTCTTTAAGAAATAGAGTGTCATTGAATTTTGTTTTCATTATACGTCTGCCCCCTGATTTTCAGAGCGGCGTAGAACTACCTTATAATATTCTACAGAACCAAACGGATTAACAAATGGAGCCTGTGTTGCAATTTCAAATAAGGTGGACTTTCCATTTCTTGGTCCAGATGTTTCAAGGTAAATTAAGTTTCCAAATTTATCCCGAATATTTGTTATAAGAACATTAGTTGTTGCATTTTTTGCATCAACGCTTGAAATGCGAATATCTTTTTTGACTCTTCCAAGAAGTAACGTATCGGTCTTAATGTCTGGATCTGGTTTAATGTCTTCTTTATATGAAACCCCAGCTTCATTAAATGAGCAAACAATTGTTTTGTCTAGAATCCAAGACTTTATTACATTCCCATATGCACCTGTTTCAGCAATTGGATAGTAAACGTCTGCCATCATTGGGAACATAAAATCTGGGGATTCGCAAATAGACATTACAACACCCCTAGTCTTGTAATAGACTTAGCATACTTAGAAAGTATTTTGTCTACAAGAATATTACCTGTTCCCTCAAATGATCGCTTATCAAACTGTAGCTTATACTGATCGGTATTGTATGCTGTGACATATCGCTTGTAATAGTCGAACTGACCGCACTCAATGTCTGTTATTAATAGTCCGATTGCACGAGCAATATCTGATGGAACGGATGTGTATCCAGACTCTACAACAACTCTGTAGTCGTATGTTTGAGGAAAGCCTCCCCACACTCCAAAGTTTAAGTCTAAGTAATCTGTGCTTCCAGCAGGAAGAATAAGGCTTGCACCTTCGTTTCTATTTAACTCTCCTGTATAGGTTTGAGTTATAGCAGTCTTATCTTTTGTAATTTCAAAGTTTCGTATATAAGCTGTTGGATCACTTGCATCATAAATCAAAACATTGTTTTCGTACACCTGCAAAAGTTTCTTTGCATCTACCCATAGTGGCAAGTAGTCTGCTCCAAGACCAGTAGTTTCAAAAGTTGTTTTTTTGTAGTAAAATCCTTGTGGAATTACAGAATCAACAATTGCTCTTGCTAGTTCTTCATTAAGTGTTTTTGCAGTTATGTCAGACGCTGTGTCTGCTAGTGTGTTTGGGTTTAGGTATGGTCTACGGACTTGGTAGGTATCATCTTGAAGAACATCTCCTGACGCATCCGTAATTACAACTCTATAATCTGAGTCATACTTTCCTGACAATGTGATTGTCCACACATAGGCTGCATTATCTGTTACGGTTTGTGTGGTTGAACTAAGGTCTGCCAAGTCAGTAATGGTTGCTGTAAACACCTCATTAGTTGTATAAGTCGCTGGGATAGTATATGTAAACCCAACGCTAGTATATGGCGATAACCTTAGTAATTCCATTAAATTCCGTACTCCTTTGCAACCTCTTCTGGGGTTGCGGTACGCACGTGATCTCGCTTAAGCCATTTCTCAGCCTCTGCTTTGTCTACAATGTTGTACCCTTTATCAATCTTCCCTACGCCTTCCCACAAGACATTTCGTGTAGAGAATACTGCTACTGTTTCTTTCTTAATAACTTTAGGCTCTACCGCCTTTACTTTTGGTGACTTACTTGCGGCTCCTGAGCCGATAGCACCACTTGGTGTTTGTGTAATTGCACCAGACTTTTTGCCACCTTTGGCAACTGTACGAGATGAACCGATTACGTTATCTTCATCTGTTTCTGGCATACCTTTTGACTTTTGTTTTAAATCTGCAATTGATTCCTCTAGGGCTTCTACAGAATTTTCTATTACTTCTTCAATTGTTTCTAGTACTTCTTCAACTGTCTCTTCGACTGTTTCGATAATTGTTTCATTTGACATTAGAAACCTCCTTCAATAATTATATCAGATAGTAAGAGAGGCAAGGACCGAAATCCCTGCCTCCCCTAAGAGTTGAACTCAGATTATGAAGATGAGTCCTGGCTATCGCTATCAACCCAAGCTACAGCGTCTTCCTCTTCCCACTGAAGTCCGAAACGAACGAATACGGTGTATTCGATTGTGTCTTTCTTCGCAACGTATTCGCGGTTTACAGTGATATCTCGCTGGAAACCCCAAATGCGGTTTGAGGGGAATGTAAGGTCAACGTAGTTGTCTGGGTAGTAAGGAACTTCCATTACTGGAATACCTAGTACACGAGTTGCACGAGCCTCTCCTAGAACCTGGTCAGTACCTGCAAGGTATGCGTTACGGTACTGCTCGGTCCAGATGTTGCTTGATGCTGTACCATTTTGCTTAACGATGTCAGCAAAGGTATCAGTACTTGCATAGAACTTAAGACCGTTCTTAAGAGCACGATACTTTCTTGGTAGAGCAGAAATAACACCCTGAAGAACCTCTGGAGTCCACGCACCGCTTGTAACGGTTGCAGAATACTCGTGAGCATCTCCACCGAAACGAACCTTACGAACGAATCCTTCCATAATGTTAAGGAATGAGTTCCCTCCAGTACCTGTACCGTTAACGGCAAGGTCCTCAATGTCATTTGCAAATGCGTTGGTCATTAGACGAACAAGGTGGTCCTCAAGGGCTGCACCTTCAATGTTGTCTTCTAATGCCTCAGCAGAAACTTCCCAGTCAAGGCGAAGCTTCTTTGTTGTTAGTTCAACCTTAGCAAAGGTTGCACCTGCGTTTGTATATGTCGCATCAGCCTGGTTTGCAGCACGAATAACTCGTTCTCCAACGTTGACTTTTTCGAGTTCCATTGTATTGGCTCTCATTGTGACACGACGACCATCTTTAGCGAGAATAGTACCGTCCCAAACGTAGTCAATAAATCTACGAGCCTGTTCAGGTCGTAGAATACCACTACCTGCATCACCCGAAGGGTTTACGGCGTTTGATCCAGTTGTAACACCAAAGCTTGCGGTGGGGATGTTACCTAGAGTGTCTGCTCCAGGGCTTGCAACACCACCAATTCCACCAGATGCGAATGCTCCTTCACCGTTTACTTCTGCGGCTCCGAAGCCAGCTGCGGCTGGATAGTTTTTAATAATTTCTTCCGACATTTTGTCACCTCCTAAGTGATTTTTTTATTTGAATAGATCGGCAGTTTTGAGGAAACGTCCGTCCCATAGGGATTTCTCAATCTTATCTGATTGATTTTCCTGTACGATCTCGCCTAGATCGCCAGATTTGCGGAAAGCGGTATCGGCTTCAACAGCGTCAACTCTCTTTCCAAACTCGTTAAACTCGCCCTTTGTCTCTGTTACCTCATTTTTTACAGAGTCAATTGACTTGCTTAATTGTGCAATTTGTTCGGCTTGTGCCTGAACAACTGCTGTTAGATCGCTAAAGGCTTTTGTAACGGTATCCTTGATTTCAGCAACTGCGTCTACAAGAACTTCGTCTGACGTGGATACTGAATCAACCTTTTCGGCAACCTCTTCATCAGCCACAGTTTCTTCAACTGCAACCTCTTCTGTTGCCTCTTCTGCTACTTCAACATCTGCCTCTGGAGCGACCTCAGCTTCGACAGCGACTTCTTCTACTGTCTCAGCGACTGCTTCATTTACTTCATCAGTCATAGGACTTACCTCCTTAGTTATCTTAGAAGTATTAATGCCTTTAGCACTATCTACTAAGAACTTCACCATTTCTGGTTTTTCTGCATCTGACTTTTCTACAAAGCCGATGTTTTTCATTTCAGCACCAGTTGTTGGGCTGAGTTCGGACTCGTTTACTGAGAGCATTACGATACCGTTTGCTTCGTCCCAGAAAACATTTTCAATTTCTACATCCACGGAATCTCCTGTGATTACGTCAACACCGTCTACCTTTTCGACAGACAGAACATTTGCAAACTGATTTGCAGGGGTATCAACTAGTGAAAGCTCTACGAGGTCGTAGTCTTTAATAATACGAATAGTAGCATCCATCTTCTCGTCAAAGGCATCGTCCCACTGGTTCATCTTGCCACCAATGGAGAATCCTGATAGTGTTCCGTCTAGAACCTTTTCCCAAGTGTCCTGAGCACCCTTTGAGATGTATGTTGAAACATAAACACCTGAATAAAATTTCTTTGACTCTGGGTCAAAATACTTGTCCTCTTTAAATGAAACCATTTTGCCTACCGCTTTTGGTTGGTGCATTTCACGAATGTTACCACGGAACTTTTCAAAAGCTTTGACTGAAGCTTCTGGAGTAACAATGTCATTCTGCTTGTCAAGGTTATCAAGCGTTGCAAAACCAGAGACGATACGTCGCTCTTCGTCAACTTTTGAGAACGGCATTGATAGACGAACGTTTTCGCCTTCAGTGTCCCAGTGGGCTTTAGAAATAGTCATATTAATTAATTATATACCGTTTTTTACAACAATGTTATATTGTTGTTACATTTAGTATAACATACTATTGAGATGCTCTTCCTTCGCCCTGTGCGTTTCTTCCAGTGGTGGTTGATGTGCTATCTGAATTATTGTTTGTACGCTCTGTATCGCGTTGTCTGTTCTGTGCAGTGTTTGCACGAGCATCAGTTGCTTGACGTGGTGTCATTTGAAACACCTCGTCACCGTCTGCACGTTGACCAAGACCAAGCTTTTCACGAGCCTCATTAGGTGTAAGAATTTGTGTCTTAACATAACGCTCTAGAATCTGTGACTGTGCAATTTCATCTGTAAGTGTTAGTTCATTAAACTTAAGCTCAAGAATGTCTGTCTTTTCTCTGATAATTTTGCCAAGAACTTTTTCAAGATTAGTTTGTGCAGGACGTGCAACCTGTTCTTTGAATGTGCGATCTTGTGCAAGAGCAGCAGCAATGCTTGCAGCATCCCCACCACCAATTTTTGACAAAGGAACTTGATGAGCAACAAGAATGTCGTCACGGTTGCGGATACGATACTGATTAAATGATGCTTCTTGTACACCATTCTCAATTGGCTCCATCTTAAACTCCACCTTATTGGTCTCTGAGTCGCCAGGAAGAGGAATATATAATGTGCGGTGTGACTGTCCCTTTAGGCTTGTCTGTAGGAAGCGGAACATCTTGTCCTCTGCATCGTCCGAAAGTTTTGCACCCTTAAGGGTTACAACGTAACGAGGCACAGCTTTATTTCCAAAGTAGTCAATGTTGTATTGTGAGGCAAGCTGGTCTCCGTGAAGAGAAGAGATTGCAGACATAATGTCTGGGATTCCGTAGTATGTGTTGAGTGGAGAGTATTCCTTGTAGTGAATAATCTCATTGGGTCGTGGGTCGTCAGTTACTGGGTTTGGGTTAACTGCCCCAAAATTTCTGAAGTAGACAACCTTGTTACCGATAATCTGAACGTAGCCATCTTTTAGTCTACGGACTCGCATTGTGGTTGAGGGAATGTGACCAACGTATCCAATCTCACCTGTCACGGTGCGACCAATTTCAAGGTATCCATTTCCTGTAGCCTGAACATCTGTATAAAACTTCATCATTGTGTTTGTAAAAGAATCATCGTCGTTGAGTGTTTCTATCCATTCACGCATTGAAATTCTTGCACGTTCAATACGCTTACGTGCTTTTTCTGCAGCTGAATCTGTAGACCCCTCAATAGCAAACATTGTACTTTTTGTTGGCTGAAAGTCATAACCAAGACCAACAATGTTTTCTACTTTTGCATCAATAGCGGCGTGGTTAGCAAATGATGTGTCGTAGTAGTTTGCAAGTTCGTAAAGGTTCCAGGGTGGGGTAATTACATCAAAGAGACCATAGCCGTTGTGGTAGACAGTTCCAGGATTAATTTCCTTTGAACGTGCTCCATTAACACCTGAACTTGTAGCCATTGCACTATCAAGATACGCAGGTGTTATATCTACAGCTTTTGCCATTCTTGTTGCACGACGCTTAAAGTTTGCATTAAGACCCGAAAGCGATTTAATACCATCCCAGTCTTTAATAAATGGATCTTGTGCTTTAAACACATTTTCTTCCTCTGCAAAATTATCCATCTTTGCACGGATAATGTATTCCCTAGGCTCTTCACTCATTAGTCTTCATCTCCGTATACATTTATTGTATTCTTTGCTGCAATAACTGCACCAAGATCATTCATATTTGGAATTAGTCCTTGCTTCATACGATCAATCTGCTCAGAGTGTGTTTCGTCTGAAATCTGTTTTGTGTTTGGATAGAAAATAGCCTGACCTTCTGCTTCTCCATAGTATGCAGCGGCATCCATAAGTTTTTTAATACGCTCACGGTCATTTTTCATTGACTCAATAGACAAAACATTGTTGCTTCCATCAGTAAAAGGTTTTCCGTTTGCCTTTACCCAAATATATGTACCAAAGTCTGAGTATTCTTCTTTGACTACTGTTAGTTTTGCTTTACCAAGAGCTTGCTCAATTGGATCTATCTTTTCCTGTTCCATAACCACCAGTATACCATATTATAGGGGTAGGATGTTATATGTTTGCCACCTGTTGTCTAGATAAACTTTATAACTATCAGAATATACCGAAAGTTTTGTGTTCTGTTCGTCCGATGTTATTCTATTATTGCCAAGATATGTGTTGTATATTTGTGATGGACTTAATACTGCACCAACTTGTTGAATAGAGTCTATATATGCATCTTGCCATTTTTGCGTTGTTGCCGATACCGTTAAGACGTTTGCCCAGTTATTATCTGCATCTGCTGGCACAACATACTCATTCCAAGTATCATAGATTTGATTATCTCGTATAAGGTCTGCTGGAATTTGATAATCTGAAACATTATTAATCAAGAATGGACCAGTAATTCTAATGTAGCCAGTGCCAAAGTTATCAAATGTAAGAAGTGGATCGCATTGAATACCAATCATATGCCATTGATTTTTATATATTGTTCCATTTTGTATACCGTCAACAAATACATCTGCATCCGCATAGGCAGATCCATTTAAAGTTACAGACAGTGTTGCAGAATTTGCATCTACTCTAACAGTTTTAACAATCAACTCTTTAGTTGAATCTTTTACTCTAAAAATTTCTGCTGCAGTATTTGGAAAATCAATCTCACTGAGCATAGACATTTGAACATAATTAACCTTATATACATCATTAAGATTTTTATTAATTGGAATCTCAATTCCTCTTGTGCCATCAGTTGTCCCTAAAAGTTTTATTCCAGTATAATTGCTTAGATATAAATATGGAGTGCTATTTTTATAAACAGTATAAGTGTTAATAGATGAAGGTCTATAGGCGATGTTTCCACTATCTGTTCCATAAGAGTAAATATCTTTTCCAAGCTTAGTACCAATTTCTGTAGGAATTTCATAAGTTAGTGCTTGTGCAGAAATATGAAGCGATCTAATTGAAACAGGATTTCTAATAATGCCAGGAATAAAAAATTCTATATACGTTGTAAGTGCAAGGTCTTCAAAATCATCATATCCTCCAGTTGGAAGTTTAATAACTGTATTGTTTTGAACCTCATATCTTTTATTTTGCCAAGAGCCATCTGGTGCAACAATGTATGTATTTGGTGAAGATAAGTTTACACTTGTTTTTTCTGTTTGACTGACATCAATAATAGATGTAGCAACTTCTTTAAACTCTACATATGATCTAACTATTGCATTAGTCACATTGGAGATATTTGGATAATCAATATTGTGTTGAATAAAGTCAAGCCTGTAGTCAAGGTTTCCAGAAGAATCATTTACCACATTTTTTCCGAGTAGTGAGAGCGGAACGTAATCTTCCCAAGTAGAATTAACCGCAATGTCAAGTCCGAATGAGCCAAACGTAGTTGACCCTATAAGAGTATATGATGCAAAGTGTGACTCAAATGTTGCTAGTTCTGCATTAGTTGCTTTACCGCTTGAAAACTTGCTTGATATTTTTGCAAAGTTTTGTTGATTGCAGAATCCAATTTTATAAATATTCCCAGTAAAAGTATTTTCAAATGTTGAAGTTCCACCAACATACATCTTTAACGAAGATCTATTTGCAAAAAATCCAGTAAGATCTTGCGATGTTGACTGACTAACTATAGTTTTAATGTCTATACCTGCTACAAACTTAGTATTTGCTATAACCACATTAGATGATGTAAATGTTTCAATTACTCCTGCACTAGATCCAAATACATAAGATATGTCATTGTCAAGTAGTGATGCTTCAAAGTATTGTCCAAGGTTATTAACTATTTTAAATAGTACCTGTTTTGTTGCTGGCAGAGTCAATATCTTAAACACTCCATAAACAGCTTCTACATTATTACCCGATAAAACATTAAACTCATTAAAGACTAGGTATCCATTTGACCACATAGATTCTATTGTTGTTGTTTGCGTACCACCATCTGAACTTTCTGTTATAACAGATTCTGTTGGGTTTATTGAAAAGAAAGCCTCATCATCAAGCAAATCACCGTCAACTAGAGTTGTTGTCATACTTTGACCTGTTAGTGTTTCTTGTAAGTCATACCATCCATCAACAGTTTTTGGCTCTTGCGTAGATGTTTGCTGAAAAATAATTTCTGGTAAAGAATAATTTGGTACAGATAGCAAGTTATTATCTGTAGAAATATTATTAATTATTCCATTTTGCCATCTGCCACTACCAGGATAAATATAGTTATTTGCATATTTAGAGAATTGATAGTCAAAGATTATTGGGACATCTGAATAAGAAGTATTTCTAGTTTCTGGTGAGTCAACTGACTGCCCTTTTACATAGTGAAGCTTTGCTTTTTGAGCTGACATTTTATATGGATAAATTGCAACACAATCTACCTGCATAATTGGGACATTTGAATATGCGTAAAAACCAATCCAGTCTTGATCAGCACCGCCAACTGAAGTTTTTGATGCAAGAATAATTTTCTTGTAGTCAAAAGTGAGGGATATAACCTGTTCACCATTTAAGATAACACCAGCACCGCTGCCTGTGTAGTATATCTGTACAAGCATTGGTCTACCCCACTCGCCAACATAGTGAGACCCCACATAGTCGTCTACCTTTAAGGTAAGAAATGGTCCATTAACATATAGTCCATCTGTTCCAGTAATAGGACCAATTATTTTTCTAGGGTAGTGTGTTGATGATGTTACTCTAATCCAAACTTCAAGAGTTAGATTCTTTGCTCTGCCGTCATTGTTTAAAAAACCAAATCCAGGAATAATCAGGGATGGTTCACCAGAGTGGTCGGCATTTGGCAAAATATTTGTTACCGATGATGATCCAAAGACTAACGGCATACCGTTATTTCTAACATAAACTTCTGTGCTATCTGAAAGATAATATCCTGGAAACCTGGTATTGCCATAAGCATTTGCCTTTACTCCATAAGTATTACTTACAGCAATATTAAGTGCGGATATTGAAGGTACGCTTACTAAAGAAATCGTTTCGTCTAAAGCCCACAAGCAAGTTGGGTGATCTGTAAAGATTGCGTCTGCATATAAATTAGCCATTTTTCTCCTAATTAAGTTTACCACACACGTGTTTCGTGGTATACTATTAGAACAATTAACAGATGGAGAGACAATGCATTTACACATTGCTACCCCTATGTATGGGGGAAACTGTAAAGGCGTTTACGTTGACGGTCTAATGGCTCTTACCTTTGAGCTTGCCAGAAAAGGGTATCAAGTATCTTTTTCTAAGATCTACAACGAAAGCCTAATCACTCGTGCTCGTAACAACCTGGTTTATGAGTTTGAGAAGTCTGGTGCTGACGCACTACTATTCATTGATGCAGATGAAGGATTTAACCATATGGATGTTATCAATATGATTGAGTCTGGCAAAGATGTTATTGGTGCTATTTATCCAATGAAGAACATTAACTGGGAACAAGTACGACAGGCTGCTATTGGCGGTAAAGAGAATCTTTCTGACTACTCTGGATATTTTGCTATGAATATGCTACCTGGCGAAACTACCTTTAAACTTAATGAGCCAGTTCCTGTAACCGAAGTTGGTACTGGAATGCTTTTCATTAAGAAAGGGGTATTTGAAATGATGAAGCCTCATTGCCCACAGTATATGCTTAACACATCTACTGGAGCATTTGATGCAAATCAGATGGTTACTGAATACTTTGCTACTAGTATTACTGAGCAGGGTATCTTGTTATCAGAGGATTACCACTTCTGCCGTAAATACCGTGAACTTGGGGGAGAAGTATTTGCTGCTCCTTGGGTAGACATTGTACACGCAGGAGAGTATATCTTTAATGGTAAGTTTGCTCACCAGATTATGCTTACCGCAGAAAAAATTGAAGAACCAAAACCCAAGCCTAGAGTTAAAAAGAAATAAAATATTGGGGAGCGAAAGCTCCCCTTTATTTATATATTGTTTTATTCTTCAATAGTTTCAATATCGCCAGATATTTCTAAAATACCCAATTGAATCTTAACTAACTCAATTGCTTCATTTGAAGAGTCTGCTTCAACAATAAATTCTTCAGAGCCTGTTTCTGAAACGGTAATTTTATACTTTGTCATTTTTCTCCTATGTAATACTTGAAATATAGCTAATAATTACCACGCCATTACCACCACTAGCACCAGCATTTGTAGCTCCAGTAGTTCCGTATCCATTAGCTCCACCTCCGCCGCCACCGAGACCATTCGTGCCAGCTGTTGGAACGCCACCAGATGTATTGGCTGGACCAGGAGCTCCATTACCTCCACCACCATTACCACCTTGAGGAACAGTTGCAGAGCTGTAAGAACCTCCACCACCACCGCCTCCATAGAATACAGCAGAACCTGTAATTGAATTAGAAACTCCTACACCACCAGCACCACCAACAGTTGCAGTTCCGTTAGAGCCTACAGCCCCTGCTCCACCACCTCCTCCAGCACCATAGGTTGCACCTACACCACCATTATTACCTTGACCAGCTGTACCAAGTCCACCAGCTGTTGCAAGATATCCAGAATTACCACCACCAGATCCACCAGGAAGACCCTGTGCGTCTCCAGCTGCTGCACCTGCTGCAAAGACCCAAGCCCCTGCTCCACCACCGCCCTTAGCGATTATGCTATTAAAAGAACTATCTTTTCCTGTAACACCTTTAACTCCTTCTGCAGAACCACCAGCACCGCCAGTGCCAACTACTATGCCGTAGTTTGTATTAGAGGTCAGAGTGGCAGTTCCAGAAAGAACTCCTCCTGCTCCTCCTCCGCCACCCATATATCTACCACCACCGCCGCCTCCGCCACCAACAATGAGGTAGCTAATTGCTAGTCCTGCTTGACATTCTTTTACATAAAAATTTTCAGAAGAAGAAAAAGTATGAACAGTATAGGTTATTCCTGCAGAGGTGTATGTAGCAGTATTTCCGCCAGTTACTTGAAGAGGTCGATTCCATTTAGATCCATCATAAATCCAAGGCGTACCATCGAACCAAGCGGAAGTTCCTCTAACTTGAGGGTTTGCTGCTACAAATTTAGCAAGAACCTCACTGTATGCCCCAAATTCAGGAGCAACGTCTGCAAGTGCAGTAGCTGTTCCAGTAGCAATGTTTGAATTCTGTCCTGTGTGAGCTGTAGTTGCTGAATAGTCTGCATAAATTCTACTTGGATAAGCTGATGGTCCATTATGTCTATCAGTTACAATGTTGAGTGCTGCTACAACAAAAGAATATTCAGATCCTGGATCAAGCCCTCTTAGAGTTTCTGAAGTTGATGTTGTATTTGATGGTGATTGATAGGTACTTGTTCCATATACAAACCACGTTGCAGTTCCAGTCTTTTTGTACGCAATTCGATATCCATAAACTGCATCACCTCCATTATCGTCAGGGGCTGTCCAAGACAGGTTGACTTCTCCAGGATTAGTTCCACCAGTTGCAGTTAATGATGTTGGATGATTTGGAACGTGCCACCAGGAAACGGTAGCCCTCAAAGAGTTCCCTGCCCAAGCTGAAACTAACGTTCCGTTGAAATAAATGCCATTTGGTGCAATAGTTGTATTAGATGATACTCCTCGTCGGAACGTAGTTGTATTTGTATCTTGTTTTTCAAAACCAGGATAGTAGTTTTCATTTGCCCCAGTCGTTGTGCAGGAAAACCCTATATCTTGAAGAGGTTCTGTTGCATTTGCTGAGTTCCAAGTTACAGTTGATGCATCTCCTTGATTTGGTCCATTACCTCCACCACTACCATTTGAATTACTAGCAATTTGCAGTTGAACTGTACTGCTGCCAGCACTCATAGTCATTGAAATTGAAGTCCAAAGAAGCGGTCTATAATAAAGTCCATCGCTTCTAAGTACTTCGCTAGTTCCTACAACACCTGCTCCAGTAGCATATCCTGGTGTTCCATTTGCTAAGAATGCTCCAGATAAAGGAGAGACATATTGGGCTTGAGGTCTATATTCAGAAACATAATCAGCGTTGTTAACACCACTAAATGGGGAACTTGTTGTTCCTCCAAGAGTGAATGATTGTGCTACCACTTAAACTCCTACCAACTAATCCAAACATCTCCTGCAGCAAGAGATGTTCCATCAGGTCTTAGCGTTGGTGCTGCAGATGCTGTAGCGTTAGCAGACATAATCACTTTGCTTGCGTGGGCAAATGAACCAGAAGCACTGTTATACCCAGAGACAACGGCTGCATTCTTTTGTTGTGCAACAGTAATTGTATTTGCGTTAATTGTTCCGCTTATAGTTAGAGATGTTCCAACTGCTGCCCCAATATTTGGAGTAGTTAAAACTGGACTTGTTGCAAAAACCAATAATCCTGACCCTGTTTCATCAGTTACGGTATTAAGTAAATTTAAAGAGTTTGGCGTTCCAAGGAATGTTGCAACATTTGTTCCAAGACTATTATATGTAAATGTACCAGTTCCATCATTGTATAAATACCCTGCACTATTTGTAAGACCAGCAATTGAAGTGAGATCAGCGTCATACGCTTGAACAGATCCACCAATATTTGATGTAGTTAAAAGAGTTGCGGCATTGGGAATAGTCGTGCTATTTACAGAGGTAACATTTGGCAAAGATGTGGTTGTTGTATAAACACCATTAGTAACTGTTCCAGCATTACCATCAATGGATACGCCTGTTAGTGTTTGTGATGCAGTAGTTCTATTAAGTGCTACGGCTGTTGTTCCAACATATACCGTTGAATTTCCAAGGATTCCAGATGGAATAGTTCCTGTTGTTATTGTAGAAGCGTTTGTGTTTCCGACCAGGGTAGTTGCATTAACAGTTGTGGCATTAACATTACCAGTTACGCTTATATTAGTACCAGCAACATTGCCAGTAAATGTAGCACCTGAAAGATTAGCTACCCCTGCTTCTTCAGCTGTTTGATTAATCCAAAGACTAGATGCAGAGTTATAAGCTAAAAGTTCGTTGTCTGCTGGCGTACCGTCAATCGCTACGTCGTGTAACCACTCAAGGTGGTGATTTCCTGGAATAATACGTACAGCAATCTGTCCAGTTGATGCGTGTCTAACAGTAATAAATGCAACTGCAAGGTCGTGCTGTGGACGAACATTAGTTAGTTTTCCTGCAACGGTGGGGTGTGCATAAAGAATATCCCCCTCTGCCCAAGTTTCGTCACCAACAGCGATAGCACTGGCAGTATCTCCTCTTGTGTCTATTCCAACAAGAGTTCCAAAACTAATAACTTCACCATTCACACCATTAGAAATGTTTGCTGTTGCCATTCCCATTACACGAAGTTCAGAGTCTTGTGTTCCAGTAGTTGAATGTGGTGCTACGTCAATGCGACCACTTGGTTCCGCACCTGAAGCTGATACTAGTGTTCCCTTGGGAATTGTTGAGCCAGTGTTGTTACGAACTAAGTAATAAATTTTTTCAGCATAATCAACTGAGAATGTTACTGTGTCTGATGTTGCATTGCCAACAATTGACATTCCACTACCAGGAGTAATTGTGAGGGTATCTGTAGAAGAATCAGCAACTACTGAAGTACCGTTTGCAGAAATGGTTTCAAATACATTTCCTCCTCCGCCAGCACCAGTAGCATCAGTATCATTAATCCAGGCAGTACCGTTCCATTTAAGAACTTGCCCAGAGCTTGGTGTTGTAATCGTTACATCGTTAAGAGCATCTATAGAAGATGCGGTAGTAAGAACGCTACTACCATTTACAGTAGCGTTAGCACCATCGACTATCAGACCATTTTTGATCCTAAAGTCTTTATTAATAGTAGTCAAGTATCATCACCTTAGTAAATTATACCAGATAATGATACCCGACGACTAACTAATTAGGCTTCGATGTATGTCACTGAGTGTTTTACAACAACTCCAGATGCTGTGCTACCGACAGAAACTGTAACGGTTGTTCCGTCACTGTCTGCAGTAACATCACCAAGTGAGGCATTTGTGATAAGTTCTGCATATTCAACAACATATGCATTTGTTGTAACTGCTGTGACAAGAACTTCAACAAGGTGTGCATCGCCACCAGCGTTTGTCATTTGAACAACATACTTAGCTGACTTGTAAGTGGCTAGTGTAAAGGTATCAATATTTACACTTGTTCCAGCTGCTGTAACTGTACCGTCCTCAATTTTAGAGTTTGGAAGTGTTACAGACAAAACTGAAGCAGTTGCACTTGCGTCAAGTCCGTATGTGACTGTATCTGTTGTACCATTTACCGCTACTGTTAGACCAGTTCCAGCAGCAAATGTTAAAGTATCCGTTGCTGAATCTGGGGTAGCTGTATTTGAACCATCTGAAATAGTATTAAATAGATTGGTGCTTCCACCAGTTGCAATTGCAGCGTTAGTTGCAGCACCTGCACTATCTCCAGGTGTTGAAACATACCAGGCATTGTCTGTCTCATTCCAGTAGATCTTTGCATTGGTGTAATCTCCACGCTCAACTTCAATGCCAGCGTCAAGAGCTGGTGTTCCAGTAATGTTGCTATTAAGAACAACGATGTTGTCTTCTACAGCAAGGGTATCTGTATTAAGGGTTGTAGTTGTACCACTAACTGTTAAGTTTCCTGTAACGGTAAGGTTGTTACCAATTGTTACGTCATTAGGAAGACCAATTGTTACTGAACCAGTAGACCCAGAAACTTCAACCTCATTTGCAGTTCCAGTAAGACCTGTTACACCAGAGTTAGTAATTGTTACTGTATCAGTACCTGCATCTCCAGTAATTGTAATACCAGTGCTTGGCGTAATAGTTAAAGTATCAGTATTAGAATCAGCAGCAATTGATGTACCATTTGCACTAATTGTTTTAAAGATATTTTGTGCTGAACCAGGATCTGAGTTTGTAATTGTAATGGTATCGCTTGTTGCATTAGCCTCAATTGTAATTCCAGTACTTGGTGTGAGTGTAAGTGTATCAGTGCTGGTATCTGCAACGACTGATGTTCCGTTAGCACTAATTGTTCCAAACACGTTAGGAATGCTTGGATATGCTACGGTAGCTTCGGTAAGAATGTTTGAGCTATTGATGGTTCCGTTAGTACCTGTAATGGTTACGTTACCTTCAACAGTTAAGCCATTCTTGACTCTAAAGTTTTTATTGACTGTTGCCATTTTATTATCTCCTTATTATGCCTTTAATCCCATACGAGCGTACCGCACAGTGATTGGCGTTACGGCAGGATTTGGGGTAACTACAAGAGTTACGTTTGCTCCTACCTGAGAGACGCTAACGGTTCCAATATCCCCATCATTGTCTATTGTTCCATATTGACTAACGCTAACATTTGTTCCGTCAATAAGAATTGTTAATTCGGTTGCAAAAAACTTATTTGCACCACCTGTAATTTTAGAAATAGAAACTAGGTATTTGATCATTCTCCAACTAGTTGCTGGAAAACTATCTACTGTTGTTGCATTCTCAATTCCAGAAATTGTTTCTTCATTGTTACCAAGTGTCCCAAGCTCAGTTGCTTGTGCAGCAAGTGTATCGATAAGTTGTGCATAGTCAGCACCTGTAGGTACGTCACCAGTTTCAAACTTAGCTTTAATTTCTGAGAGGGTAGCTCTAACCATAATACATTAATTATATCATTAATCTTTTTATAAAATGTAGTTACTTACACCGATAATAGCAATACCGATAGGTGCTGGATTTCCTGGTCCATACCCTGCAATTCCAATGTCTGTAAATCTTACGTAAAAAGGAATAACGTCAATAGCTTTTGCTGTATAGACAATATCACGAACTGTAGTAAGTGGATAACTTGTAGATGTAACTTTTGCATCGTGAATAATATCTGTAATCTTTGCAGAGTGTGCTTCGCCTGTTACAGAAGTGTTTGAATATGAGGTTTGTGCTACGGAACCAAGGTAGCCAGGCTTAATGTCACTAATAACTGCTTTAGCCATTAGCTCATTCCTGAATTAGTAATATCCTCAATTACGATCATACTGCCCTGGCAGACTGTCCAAATTCTGGTTGCGTCTTTGATTTCAATATCAAAAAGATCACCTGTTTCTAAAAGGTTGGTCTGTGTAGAAGTTAGCTTTACTGTAAACTCTCCAGTGCCATCTCCTGCAACTGCAGCAGGTGTGACGGTTGTAATAAGTGTTGCAGCATCTGTCATTTCTGGAACTGTTTGCTCTACAGTTGGACGTTTAATCTGCATTGATTTAGTCCAAGATGTAACATTGAGTGCAGTCTTTGTATCGTCCGTTACATAAACACGAAATGCTGCGGTATCCCCACGGACAACTGTCCACGTTACAAGTGGTGGAACATTTCCAACAGGATAATTTTTACGTGTTGCCATAGTAATTAAATTATATCACATTATAGAATTAGTGGAGTCCAAGCTGAACCATTCCATACTTTAATGTCTGCATTACTAAAAGATGATCCATTCCAAACTCTTAGAGTTGTTGCAGTCCAAGCTGTTCCATTCCAAAGTTTTGGGGCAGACGCAAGAGTTGTAACAGTAAGAATATCACTTCTTTCTCCAACAGCTGCTGCAATATCTGCGTATGCAACAGAATAAAATGCTGCGTGTCTATCAGTTATGCTATTAAGTGCAGAAACTTGAAAGTCATACTTAGTATTTACTGACAATCCTGTTATTGATCCTGTTAAGGCTGATGTTCCAGTGTTTGCCGTATAAACAACCCAGGTTGGTGATGCGTTTGCTTTGTATGCGATTCTGTAGCCTTTAATATTTGCAGCAGAGTATCCAGAAGGGTTTTGAACACCATCATCAAGTGGTGCTGTCCAATCTAGTGTTAGTGTAGTTTGAAGAACGTTGCTTGCAGAAATACTTACTGGTTTAGACGGAATTGTTTCATATGTTAATTGACCAGACATTTCTGATGATGCAATAGCCACACCGTCCCTGTATGTGTCTCCAGCACTAACAGCCCTTGCAAAAAGAAAGTTTCCATCGTTTGATCCAGAATCTGCCCCATAATAATAATCTCTTGAAGTATCTATTGGATAATCAATTGTTCCAGAACTAAAAGTTTTTGTTGTTCCAGTTTGAGCGTATGATCCATATGTAAGGGTTATTCCTCCAGCCCCATCTTGTTCTGTTGACATTTGTAATGAACCATCATTTGTTCCAGAATATCCACCATAAGTTCCACCAAGCCTTAATTGAAGATTAGAAACTATTCCTGGTCTTGCTGTTGAGGCTACTGTTCCAGAACTTGTATAGCCACCACTTAAATATGTTAATGGGGTATTCCACAAGGAAGTAAAGTCTGTTCCAGTAGTAGTGCTTAATGAATAACTATATCCAATATCCGTTAGTCCATCGCCAAGTGTTACATTATTTTTTGACATATTAGGTCCAACTAATCCAGAGATCCCCTGTTGTTAGTGCTGTTGTACAGCCATTTGGATTTGCCTGTGAAATAAATACTCTTACCGCACTAGAAGTATTTGCTAATACATTTGCAGTACCAGTTCCAGCAATGTATCTGCCAGCAGCAATAGCAGCGTTTGCCTGACCAACAAGAGTAACTGTGCTTGCGGTAATAGTTCCAGCGTTTGCTGTAATGATTCCAGAAGCTGTTATAGTTCCAGTAATAGATGGACTAGTCTTACTAGCTCTGCTATCAATATCGTCAGCTATGCTGGCGTGATAGTCTTGAAATGCCGCAACAACGTTTGCATCATCTGTTAATGCTGGAACGGTAGCGGTAATATTAGAAGATAAGTATGTTGCCATAGATTAATTATATCAGAAAACTAAAGAGGTAGTTTTGTTTTTATAAATAGTTGGTATACCGCCAACGGTTACTTCAATTACTGGGGGTAATGAAGACTTAGAATCTACAATTTTAACTACTGCCATTAGAGGCTACCCCCAACATCTCCAACTACACTAATAGTTCCAACGATAGGAGTCCAGATTTCTGTACCAGTATCTACCTGTAGGTCGAATAATAACTCTGCTACGATTGATCCGTATGTGCTACCCCACTCAACAGTGATATCTGATGGGGCGGTAATAGTCAATACGTTAGATGCCATAGATGTTTCAAGCTCGTACTCTGTGTCTGTTTTTGGGTTGTATGCAATTGCTACAAAGTCCCAACCAGTAGTTGTGTATGCTGTGGTTTCATTATCTTGTAGAAATGAAACTGTAATAGCTGACGTATCACCACGGACAATTTTCCAGGTAATACGAGCAGGGTCAGAGCCAAAGAATTCTTGAAGTGCCATACATTTATTATAACATAATTAAAGACTGACACTCAGGATGGTGGGTATGAGAGACGAGCCTGAGTGCCAGCCATTGTTTAATTATAACAGACTAGCGAGTGAAATCTAATTCAATAGTGCCATCTATAATTTCTTGAGTTATTTTATCTGGATTAAAATCTCTGTCTGGTTCAATAACTCTAACAAATACTGCTGGACCAACAGATCTTTTTAACCAAGATAGACTGCGTATTTGAGTATCATAAGTAGGATTTAGTGCGTCAATAACTTTGCCATTGCCAATATAAATACC